ATGGATATTTTAAAAAGAATTGCAGAGCACCGGGCCCGTGAAGGAAAGTTAACGTGGAAAGGCACGTTTGCTGAATATCTTGAGCTTGTATGCAAACATCCACAAATTGCACAGACTGCTCATTCACGTGTCTACAACATGATTAAAAGCCATGGGATTGAAGAAAATGAAGATGGTAGCAGGAGTTACAAATTTTTCGGACGTGAAATCTATGGTTTAGATCGTAGTGTTGAGCGACTGGTGGAGGAGTACTTCCATTCTGCAGCAAGAAGATTGGACGTCAGAAAAAGAATCCTGTTGCTAATGGGGCCAGTCAGCGGGGGGAAATCGACAATCGTAACGATGCTGAAGCGTGGTTTGGAGGAGTATTCCCGTACAGATGAAGGTGCAATTTATGCGCTAGACGGCTGCCCTATGCAAGAAGAACCTCTCCATTTGATTCCTAATGAATTACGTCCCGAATTTGAGCAAGAATTTGGTGTAAAGATTGAAGGAGAGCTTACTCCATACAACAGGATGCGATTAGAAACAGAGTATGGTGGTCGGATGGAAGATTTTCCAGTAACGAGAATCTTCTTTTCAGAGTCAAAACGGGTGGGAATTGGTACCTTTAGCCCATCTGATCCAAAATCGCAGGATATTGCCGATTTAACGGGAACGATCGACTTTTCTACGATCACGAAGTATGGTTCTGAGTCTGATCCTCGTGCCTATCGGTTTGATGGTGAATTGAATAAAGCGAATCGCGGCCTCATGGAATTCCAAGAGATGTTGAAATGCGATGAAAAATTCCTGTGGCATTTATTGTCGCTAACTCAAGAAGGCAATTTTAAAGCGGGTAGATTCGCCCTGATTTCAGCCGATGAATCGGTTATTATCTCATGGTACCAAAAAATCTACTTGAAGTAAGTTATGCTTTAATACTGGATATATGACATGTTTAGCTGGTTTTCTGCCACGTCCTTTTTCAACTACTTCAATAACAACATGGTCAAAAACAGACCGTAAAACCCCGTTTCTATCTGTTTTATTTGTGTAAGTTTTATATGCCTCTAAAATTGAACCGATATTTTTTTTAATAATCTGAGCATCAAAATTTTGTTCATTATTTTCTGTTGGTTGGTTCTCTTTTATATCTTTTAGTTTATCCATCTCCATATCAATTTCCGCTTTTCGTTCCAAAAACATCTCATCTGTATAGATGCCATTTTCATACTTGTCATAAATAAAACTGAGTCTATTTTTTAGTTCTTTAGTCCTTTGCTCAATATACCCTGCTATATCTTCAATTAAATCATTGCTATTTGTTTTATTATCCTGAGTTATCATAGTAGAAATTTCTTCTTTTAACAAATTGTCTTCCATAGCTTCGAAGTAACGTAGAGTTTCCAATAAATCGTCCTCAATTGCTCTATATTTTACAAAGGTACACCCAGATGTAGTACACCACAAAAATTCCTTGTGATAAGTGGTTATAGTACCTTCTTTAGTTTTATAATTTTGTACACTGTACTGTCTTACCATACGTTTACCGCATTGAATGCATATACATAATCCAGCAAGTTCGCAAGGTGAAAAATCCATTTTTGTTCTAGGTTTGTGAGATGAGTCCTTGACTTTTTGTTGAGCAAGTTCCCATGTTTCCATATCAATAATTGCTGGGATAGCATTAGGTACTATTATGTGCTCTTCTTCAGGACGAGCTACTCTTTTTCCATTAATAGTTTGATGCATTCGGAACTTCATTGTTCCTATGTATCTTTCATTTGTTATTAGTTGTCTTAATTGCATATAAGTCCATTCTCTTTTACCTTGTGGGGTTTTAATAGGTGTCTTCTTACTAAAATAAGTTGCTAGAGCGCGAAAACTCACATCGCGGCGCGTACCGTTTTCTTGTGGAATACCATAGACATAGTGATTAAAAATCATTCTAACAACTGCCGCTTGTTCTTCATTTATTTCTAGTTTTTTTGTTGTCTTATTGTAGTTAAAACCAAATGGAGCCGCACCAGAAACCCATCGTCCAGCCATTGCGTTATTAACACGGCCCCCGAAAAGCCGCTCTCTAGTAGTTTCAAATTCTTCCCTAGACATAAATAGTTCAAATCTAATTTGTCTTAGGTCTGAAGTATTTCGAGGATCGTAGGTTTTGTATGGAGTAATAATAAAAATACGGTTATCAACGATTAAATCATATATGATTCCCATATCTGTATATGATCCACGACCCATACGAGATATTTCTTTTACGGCAATAGCCTGATATTTCTTAGCGCGAAGTTCCTCTATTACATTTTGAAATACAGGTCTAGTAGAAATTTTATCTCCCGAACCAACTTCAGCCTCTTGAGTAAACGGAATGCCTAATGGTTCTAAAATGCGATCCATTATTTCTTTTTGTTCTTTTAGAACATCTTCACCTGTACGTCTTTCGCGTTCTTCATCTTGGCGAGATCGGCGTAAATAGTTAATTATATTTTCAATCCCAAGCTCAATTAAATACTCGCGTTTTAATGACAATTCATTTTCCTCCTTTTGGTTTGATCATAGTTGATTACAATCTATTATATACAAACCAAAATAAATGTAAAATAAATCCGCCCCAAATAATAGTAAAAAATAGGTATAAAAAAAGCTTATAAAGCCTCTCCATTAGGTTTTAGATGGTGTAAATTTATATCATGAGATTTAAAGAGTTAGTCACCTGCTGGTGGCTATTTTTTATGTCTGCTTAATGTTTACACCATGTTGCAATAACTCTGTTTGAACTGTAGTTTCTGCAACATTAATAGGGGTTTTTGTTTACAATAACTAATTTAGCGAAAATGGGTATTTTAACCAGTTGGGTTTCTGTAAGCAATAACCTTTATTTCTGTAACAGTAACTCTAGTTTTTGCTGCATGATGTATGCAATAAGTACACAAAAGAAAAGAAAAGAAATAAATATATATAGGTCATTTTGATAGATATTTTTTCTATTAAACAAGGAAGGTGAAACAATGCCTAGCAAACCATTAAAGACCTGTCTGCATTCCAGATGTCCAACCCTAACAAGAGAAGCATATTGCCCTTTGCATCAAAAGAAACAAGTCCAGCAGTATGATCGGGAACGTGGATCATCTACGCAACGTGGCTATGATGCTAAGTGGAGAAAAGCAAGAATAGGATTTTTGAGAAAGCATCCACTCTGCAAACATTGTTTTGATAAAGGCTTACTCACTGGTGCTACCAGGGTTGACCATATTGTTCCACACAAGGGAGATAAGACGTTGTTTTGGGATCGGAACAACTGGCAGCCATTATGTGAGCCGTGTCATAACAGGAAGACTGCTAGAGAAGATAGAGGCTCTTGGAGATGATCTATCAATTCATTCGAGACATGATCCTCAAATTGGAATAGCGATTGTTTTAACAAAGAACCTTTGCTTTACATACAGTAACTAAGGACAATTGACTATTCAAATTAATACATGGAGGATAATAAATGAGTAACCCACCTTTGCATGACAATGCTTATATTGAGCCGTATTGGTTTGTACCAACGGTTATGGGAACCCAACCGATGCCTTATCCTATTCTTGTAGAGTCTAGACAACTCGCTCCTAATCAATTATTACTTACGTATGACCAGCCAACTGATTTAGCATCAGCAACAACAATCTCTAATTATTGGATAAGAAGTAATGTGACAAATCCCACTGATATCGCCAGTCTCGGAATGGGAGAGGCACTTACGAGAGAAAATGCGATACGCCCTGAAAAGGGAATGATAACACCGATTGATAATTCGAGAATGAGATTTACAATGACATTTAGGGTTAATGCTATATCGGGTGTTCTTTATGTAGTTCTACCTTGTTTTGTTAACTTAGAGGGAAGAACAGGTTATATGGGGGAAAACTGGGGGCCTTACAGTAGAAATATGTTTATCGGAATGTGAGTGTAAATTAAACATTAACCAGCCTAACATTTTTATTCTTGTGTTGGACTGGTTTTTATTATGATCAGATAATCATTTAGAAACTATTTTTCTAACATCAGAAGTTTAGGCGTTCACAGAGGCGCAGAAACTAGGTAAGGTGAGCTTTTAAAGTTGTATGAAGGTATTGGGTAGGGTGTATCAAAAACCTTCACAGTGCCAGCGCTAGACCGCGTGGTAGTCTTCTGTAAAAAAAGTTCCCTAAATGGATTTTCAGAATGAAAGGGGGTGAGGGGATGGCTAGACCAAGGCAACCAGTTGACTTGCTGCTCTACAAGGGAAAGAAAAACCTAACAAAAGCTGAAATAGAAGAGCGTAAAGCCCAAGAAATAAAGGTGGCAAACGACAAAGTTAAGCCACCTAGCTACCTACCGAAAGACTTGAAAAAAGAATTTAAAAAGATAGCAAGCGAGCTGCTGCATATCGGCATCATGACTAATCTTGATGTAGATGCGTTGGCTCGCTTTTTATATGCCCGAAAGATGTATATAAAGGTCACAGACGCCTTGTTGGAAACGGAATTGACAGTGCAGCGCAAACAAGCCATTCATGATGATGACGGGGCAGTAATTGACATGAACGAATGGGAGGAAGCAAACGCAGCTTATTCAGATTTATTGATTAACCAGGATAAATTATTTAAGCAATGTAGATCAGCAGCAAGTGATCTGGGCCTTACTATTGCTTCTCGCTGCAAGCTTGTAATACCGAAGCAGGAGAAACAGCCTAGCGAGGTCGAAAAGACATTCGGTGATTTATGATTAAACAATATCTAATTGACTATAGCCTTGATGTCGTAGCTGGTGAGATAGTTGCTTGTGAGAAACACAAATGGGCGTGCAGCCGTTTCCTAGACGATATCAAGAATGAGGGTACGGAACAGTTTCCCTATGTTTTTGACGAGGAAAAAGCATACCGATTCTTATACTGGATGTCTTTATTCCGGCACACAAAAGGGAAACTTGCTGGTAAACGAATAACCCCTCATGAAATCCAGGTGTTTGTCTTTGGGAACATTTATGGATGGGTGCATAAGGATACAGGTTTACGGCGTTTTCGGAAAGCGTATTGGCAGGTAGGTAGGAAAAATGCTAAATCGCAATCTTTGGGAGCTGTAGCGAGCTATGAAGCATCTGCTTTCGGTGAAAACATGTCAGAGGTTTATATCGGAGCTACCAAAGCCGAGCAAAGTAAAATTGTCTGGAATGAATCACGAACGCAAATTGATGGTTGCCCCGATCTAAAAGGTAAGTTCAAAGTAGCCTACGGAAAAATACAGCACATCAAAAGTGAATCTTTTATCGCTGCTCTATCAAAGGATGCAGGAAAAACGGGTGACGGTTTTAACGTACAAGCCGGAATCATTGACGAGTATCACGCACACCCTACGTCTGAAATCTACGATGTACTAGTATCTGGTATGGGCGCACGTAGTCAACCGTTAATGATGATTATTACAACAGCAGGATTTAACCTGCACCACCCTTGCTATAGTGTGGAATACAAGTATATTTCGCGTATCCTTGATCCTCATTCATCCATAGAAAATGATGAATATTTCGTAATGGTCAACGAGCTTGACAAGGATGATGATATCAAGGATGAATCTGTCTGGATAAAAGCCAACCCGATCTTATATTCATATGATGAGGGTATGGCTTATTTACGTGGTGAGCTGAAAACTGCTTTAGACGTACCGGAGAAGATGCGAAACTACTTAACTAAAAATATGAACCGTTGGGTAGATCAGAAGGAAAACGGGTACATGTCACTGGAAGCTTGGGCCAAATGTGGCGTTGATGAAATGCCTAATCTTGCTGAATTTGATTGTATCGTTGGTATTGACTTGTCTAAAAAAATTGACCTAACCAGCGTGTCATTTGAATTTGATCTAAAAAATGACCACATTGCCATATTAAATCATTCGTTTATGCCGGAAGATACGTTGGCAGTCAAACGAAAAACAGATCGGTTCCCTTATGATCTATATATTGAGCAAGGATGGGTGACGGCTACTCCTGGAGCTGTTGTGGATTACACCTTTATTAAGGCGTATATCCAGCGTATGGAGCGTGATAAGGAATGGAAAATCAAAGAAATTTGTTACGATCCATACAATGCAACTCAATTCGCTGCTGATATGGAGGCCGAAGGTTACACCATGATTGAAATTAGGCAAGGGGTACGTACTCTATCAGAACCGACTAAGAATTTCAGAGAAATGGTCTTGGAAAAGAAGGTTCTACACGACAAGAACCCTGTCCTTGAATGGTCAATCGGAAACGCAGTTACCAAGATGGACGCCCAAGAAAATATTATGCTGGACAAGTCCAAATCTACGGATCGGATTGACCCGATAGCGTCAGCGATAAATGCACATGTAAGGGTAATGTGTAGAGACCCTAAAGCGGATTTAAACGCCCATATTTTATCAGGAGATTTCAGTTTCTAAGAGAGGGGGGAAAGAATGAAATTCATCCAATTCCTGCGCTTATTTATCGAAGATATTCTCATTCTCTCTGGATGTACTTGTATTACGACAGCCACATATTTACTAAATGGTATCGCCGGACTCTATGTATCCGGTGTTTTTTTATGTCTTTTAGGCTTTTTAATCAGCAAGAAACTGTCCAAAGTGCCTGAACGCAGGAGGTGAAACCGATGATATTCAGGAGCTTATTTCAAAATGAATCAGATTTACAGAACCCGAAAGACTGGCTAGTGAATCTACTTGGTGGTTCCACTACGTATAGTGGGGAACGCGTAACAGGTGACACAGCTCTATTAAACAGTAATGTCTACACATGCGCTAGTATTTTAGGCGGCGATATTGGTAAGCTACCAATCCAGATTTTCACTAGAAAGGGGGGCAGAATTGAACGAGATAGGAACCATCCGGTCACGAACCTACTAGGCATTCGGCCCAATCCGTATATGAGCGCCTACACGTTTAAAGAGTTGTTACAGGTACATCTGATGCTATGGGGGAATGCCTACGCCCTGATTGATTGGGGATGGGATGGCAGACCGCAAGCATTATGGCCGTTAAATCCATCGTTGACAGAAGTAACCACCGATCTGAACACAGGTGAAGTATGGTATATAACGACTTTGACAAATGGAGAACAACGTAAAATACCGTGGTTTGATGTACTACATGTAAAGGCTATTAGTAAGACAGGATTAAAAGGTATTTCCCCTATTTCAGTCATCCGCGAAAAGCTTGGTATACAACAAGCGTCAGATAAATTCATTGGTGCGTTTTATGCGAATGGTACGACTAGCAGAGGGATTTTAAAAGTACCAGATATTTTACAGCCGGAGGCGAAGGATCGAACAAGAGAAGAGTGGCAGAAATTAAATTCCGGATTAAATAACGCTCACAAGGTTGCCATTTTAGACGGGGGGTTGGATTACCAGAGCTTAGGAATGCCACTGAAAGATGCTGAGTTTATCGAAACCCAAAAGTTCGGCATTGGTGAAATAGCCAAAATCTATAAAATTCCACCCCATAAGTTAGGGCAGTTGGATCGGGCTACGTTTTCCAACATTGAACATCAATCCATTGAATACGTAAAAAACACCTTGCAGCCCATCATAACGAATTGGGAACAAGAAATTGATTATAAGTTGTTCACAAGCAAAGAGCGCAAACAGTATTATTCCAAGTTTAATGTGGAAAGCGAGCTACGCGGAGATAGTCAAAGTCGTGCCCAATACTATAAGGACATGGTATCTATTTCAGCTATTACGTTTAACGAGGTAAGGGAGAAGGAGAACCAGAATGGTTATGGGGAAATTGGCGATAGACCTATCATTCCATTGAATGTGACGTGGTTGGATCAACTAGAGGAGCTACAAAAAACGAAGGCTAGCAAAGGGGGGAATAAAACAGATGAATAAGAGAGAAACCAGGCATATTCTCCACCCGATCGAAGTTCGATCTGATAAAGAAAATGGTCAACTTTCCATTCGTGGATATGTCGTCAAGTTTAACGAGCGCAGCAAGCTGATTTATGGGGAATTTTACGAAAAAGTGGCTCAAGGTGCGTTCTCTCGAAGTCTCGAAGAAAACACCATTAAAGCCCTATGGAATCATCGAACGGATTACGTTCTTGGTTCAACGAAAAATGAAACTCTCAGATTGTATGAAGATGATATTGGTCTACGATTCGAACTTGATCTACCTAACAACACCTGGGGTAAGGATGCTTATGAATCTATTCAACGTGGGGATGTAGACGGGGTTAGTTTCGGGTTCTATGTTCGAAACAATGGAGACGCTTGGGAATACGTAAAGGAAGAAGATGTCTATGTGCGCACCTTACTTGATGTTAATCTATTCGAGGTATCCCCTACCCCCTTTCCGGCCTATGAGTCTAGCGAAGTGAATCAACGGAGCATGGAGCAATTTGGGATCACGACAAAAGAGCAGCGCAAACATGAAAAAGAAAAATTATTACTAGAAATTGACCTTATATCAATCGGATAAAGGTCTTTTTTATATTCTAAAAAGTGAGGGATAAACAATATGAATGAAAAAGAACGCGAACTACGTCAAGAACTAGCAAATGTATTGGAAGAAGCACGCAGCACAACAGAATCAGGCAAGTTAGATGAGGCCCGCAAACATGCAGACAAAGCCCAGGAACTACGGAAACAGATTGATTTAATGGAGGAACTACGTAACATGAAACCGCCTAAAACTGAGCCAGTACAAGAGGCACGAGGCGAAGAAGATGCGATTGAATACCGTGATGTTTTTATGAAAGCATTGAGAAATAAAAATCTGAATAGTGAAGAACGTGCCATCCTTGATAACGTGATGGCGGAGGAACGAGCTATGTCGGGTTTGACAGAAGAGGACGGCGGTTTGGTTATTCCAGAGGACATCCAAACTCAAATCAACGAGCTGTCACGTTCGTTTGATGCTCTGGAGGAGTTTGTTACGGTTGAGACTGTAAATACTAGATCAGGTTCCCGTGTTTTGGAGAAAAACGCCGATATGGTTCCATTTGCGGAAGTCGATGAAATGGGGCAAATCCCTGATACAGACAACCCTAAGTTCGGAAAATTGAACTATGCGATTAAGGATCGAGCGGGGATTCTTCCTTTGTCCCGTAGTTTGCTACAAGATAGTGACCAAAACATTATTGCATACGTAGCAAAATGGCTTGGAAAAAAATCTAAGATAACGAGAAATATCCTTATTTTGGAGAAGTTAAAAACACTAACGAAAAAAATCTTGAAAGAAGTAGATCACATTAAGGACGTTCTTAACGTTGACCTTGATCCTGCTATTTCGTCCGGAGCTATCGTCTTGACGAACCAGGACGGTTACAATCATTTGGACAAGCTCAAAGACAATGAAGGAAAGTATTTGTTACAACCCGTTCCTACTCAATCTACCCGTAAAATGCTGTTTGGAAAAATGGTTGTTGTTGTATCAAACCGTTTCTTACCAACCACAGCCAAAAAAGCTCCTTGCATCATTGGTAATTTGAAAGAGGCTATCGTATTGTTCAAACGCGAGCAAATGGAACTTGCATCAACGGAAACAGGTGGGGACGCATTCAAACGTAACACCCTAGATGTCCGCGCGATTCAACGAGATGATGTTCAATTATGGGACGATCAAGCTGCTGTATTTGGTGAACTTGATTTAACACCAAAACCAGTAGAAACCAAGTAGGTGTGTAAATGCTAACCACCCTAGAAAAGACGAAACAAATGCTAGGTATGAGAGGAAATGTTGTGGGTGATACGCTCCTATCTACCTACATTACGGTTGCCTCTCAGCAAATAGAAGCCTATTGCAAGCGTAGGTTCAAAAAGCAAGACTATACAGAATATCATGATGGTGGACAACACACGATTAACCTTTTGCATCTACCGATCCATGACGTACATCATGTAAAAGGGCCTTCTGGTTCCATGGAGTACAAGCTACTTGAAGCCCACGGGAGTATTTATTGCCCCTATGGGTTTCCTGCTGGCAAATATGGGATTGAAATTGAATATAACGGTGGGTACGTCTTGCCAGGGGAAGCAACAGAAGACAACCCGCAGACGTTACCAGAAGCAATTGAAATGGCTTGTATCCTTCTTGTAAAGGACTTATTACATGAGTCTACAAAAGTCCAGGGGATTGAATCGGAACGTCTCGATGTCATGCAGGTGAAGTACAGACCGGAGAAAAAAGCAACTCTATCCCAATTGCCACTCCATGTGGCCGCGTTATTATCTCCTTATGTAAGTAGGTGGATATAGTGCGTGTGAATGTGAAAGTACGTGAGGATAAAAAGACGCTTCAAAAGGTAAAAAAACAAGTAGCTGAACTGTCCAGAACACGGGCAAAAGTAGGATACTTGCAAGATAGAGAACAACTGCTGATTGCTATTTTTAATGAATACGGGGCGAAGATACCTGTGACGGATAAAGTCAGAGGCCTTTTTATTGCCCTTGGTATGCCACTTAAAAAGGATAAAAAGTTTATCGTGATACCTGAGCGCTCCTTTTTGCGTGCTGGCTATGAAAAAAGTGAACCTACTCTTTTACGTGAAATGGAAAAGCTGCTAGACGATACTCTACAAGGGCGGATTTCAGCCGATCAAGCCATGAAGAGGGCTGCCAAGAAGCTAACTGCCGATGTGAAAGATCATATGCAGTCTGGATCATTTCAGAAAAACGCACCACTCACACAAAAGTTAAAAGGCAGTAACAATCCCCTTATGGATGAGAAAAAATTGATTGATTCACTTGAATTTGAGGTGACAAGATGGTAAACGGAAGGATTTTTCAATTCAGTGGCTTGCTTAACCGATTTACTACAACGTTTGACGTTTTTCTGAAAACAAAAGGAGACTATGACGAAACCGGACGTTGGATGGAAGGAACGGAAGGAAATGAGCAGCGCACAGGGGCAATTGTCCCTATGCCTATGCGCATTGTAATGGAGCAAGGTGGTCGGTTTACTCAATCCGACCATCTTTTATATTGCCTTGATCCGATAGAGCTGCACAGTGAAGTTACATACGCTGGTAACAGCTATCGAGTAGAAGAACCAACCGACTTTACCGCGTATGCAGACTGCTATCGTTATGTGTTAAAGAGGGTGAGTTCGTTTGATTAACTATAAATACTTTGAACAAAACGTTATGACAGGAATGGCAAAAGCCTTGGGAATCAAGGTCATTGCAGCCGATGGCTCAGGAGATCAACCCCCCTATCCATTTATGACGTACAAGTATGTGACTCCTTATAAAGATAAGTCACCTATGCCTATTGAAAAGTATGTACCCACAGCCGATACGCTAGAGGTTCACGCACAAAAGCAGGTAGAAATGACGTTATCATTCACCTGCTGCCATAAAGACCAGCGAGAGGCGTTACAAATAGCTAACCAAGCTAGACAGTGGCTAGTTGGACAGGCAAGGCAAGGGTTACGAGATAACGGAATTGTGGTGGTTTCTGCTGGTGATACGCAAGAGCGTAATGCCTTGTTTGAATTTGCTTATGAGTATCGAGCAGGGTATGACGCGAAATGTAGAGTAATAGATTCCTTTACGTATACCCATAGCGAATGGATAGAAAAAACGAAAGTTTCCGAGGAGGTTATACCAGATGGCGTTAGAAGACGTTAAGGTTATTATTGATTTACAAAAACCGTCAGGTCGCTTGGGCTTTGGTGTCCCATTAATTTTGGGCCAAAAAAAGGGAGGTCATGCCTACAAAAAATATTATGGCCTAGACGAAGTACAAACCGATTTTCCTGATACCACCCTAGAATACAAAATGGCAAAAGCAATTTTTCTGCAAGGTGACAAGGCCCCTGCCTTTATTACCATTGCAGCTAAAGGGACAGAAGAAGAGGAAACGTATACCAGCTTGCTTGAATCATTGAGCGGAAAAGGCTGGTATTTTGTTTTGGTAACGGCTGGAACAGAAGCCGATTACCTGGCGATTAATGAGCATTTACAACTACTAGATTACGGCATGTGTGTTGCTCGCGTAACAACGAAAGAAGAGGCTGCTGCCTTACAAGCTAAGAAGCTAGAACGAACCATGGCTTGGTATCATCCTAACGCTGCTCAATGGATTGATGCTGCTGTTGTTGGTGCCATTGGATCAGCCCAAGTTGGTTCCGTCACATGGAAGTTCAAAGAGCTAAAAGGGATTGACCCCGTTGACCTTACCTCTGGTGGATTACAAGCGATTCATGACGCTGGCGCTAACACGTATGTGATGAAAGCTGGAGAGCCGCGAACAAGTGAAGGAAAGCTAGTCTATGGCGAGTACATTGACACGATCCACGGCAAAGATTTTGTGAAATACACGATGGAAAAAGAACTGCAACACTTGTTAAACAACACACCAAAAATCCCATACACCAACCCAGGTATTTCACTGATTGAGGGACGAGTTACCAAGGTGCTTTCGATGGCCTATCAACAAGGCATTATTGCAGATGAAAACGGCATTCCCTTGTATAGCATGAATTTCAAAAAACGCAATGAAGTCAGTGAACAGGATCGAGCCGAGCGCACCTATCAAGGGGGTTCTTTCGCCTTTGAATTAGCAGGGGCGATCCATGAAACGACTGTGAAAGGAATCATTCGATATTAAGAAAAGCAGGTGATGAGAAATGGCAGTAACTAGCTATGACGCTATGGAAGTTACGGTGACGGTTAACGGTACATTTATTACGGGCTTCACGGATGGTAGTTTTGTGGAGTGTGAAAAAGACGAAGATCATTTTTCTACCAGTGTAGGGGCACAAGGCGATGTTGTTGTCTCAGAAATTAATAACCCATTGGGTACAATTAAGCTCACGTTACAAGCAACTAGCCCGTCTGTGGCTTTTCTAAATACATTAGCGAAACAAAAAGAAATGAGTGACATTTGGGTTATTTCGAATGGCGAACCAAAAGAAAAGACAGGTGGCACGCAAGCACGCATTAAGAAACAGGCAGCAGTCAGTTACAGCGATGAGGCAGAAGATCGAGAGTTTGAAATTGTCGTGCTAGATTATACCCAAGAGTAAGGATCAACAAGTCCTTGCTCTTTTTTTCTGTGAAAAACCGAACGATATACAGCACATATTTGGATCCTAAAAGGACAAAAGACGAACGATAAAAACAAAAATTTAGGATCTGATATCGCAAGAACACGAACTATAACCAAAGGGAGAGATTATACATGGCAAAACAACACATTGAAAAGATCAACGAGACAGAGTACACCTTACAACATCCAGGAATGCGTGCAGCCGTCCAGATGCGCGACCGTTGTAAAAATAAGCATGGTGTGTTAATCGAGGAAAATTATTTTGCAGAATTGATGAAACACGTCATCGTACAGCCGAAAGTATCATGGAGCTACTTTGATGAAGAGAACGGCGAGGATTTTGACGAGCTAATGACGTTAGCGTCAGAGTTTGTAAATACCTCCTATTCCTCTTTTCGGAAGTCCCGTCTACAAGACGAGAGCGAAGAATAATTGGGCCTTTTGGCGCTTAGTCCTATCGGATGGCGGTATCACGTACCAGGATGCTTGCCAAATGGATTGGGACGATGTTTTCGAAGCAAATGCGGCTTTAGACTATATGGTTGAGTTGCAAAACAAAGCTAGTAATAAAGGTCGGAAGAGGAAGGGGGGCAAATAGTGTCTCTACGAAAACTATTTGTTGATGTCGGTTATAAGATATCCTCTAGTCCTCTTGAAGCACTAGACAAACGGTTAACTAAACTTTCAGGCGCAAGCACAAGAACGTTCGATAGCATGAATGAGAGCATGGGGAAAGCTAGTAAGTCGATGAAAGCAGTAGCGGAAAGGTCAGGGGCGTTAGGCTCGACCGTATCCAAGGTACAACATGCGACTGACCAGGCAACGAAAGCGACCGAACGAGCCAACAAAGCTAATGCACTAGCAGCCAAGGCAGTAGATCGAGCAGCAGCGGCCCATGAACGGGCCACAAAAGCGGCTGAACGAGCAAAGACGGCCATAGAAAAGGCAACTGCTATTACGAAAAGCTCAATCTCATCTGATGAAGCAAAGGCAAGGGCTTTACAACGGGTGCAAGCTACAACAGAAAAGGCGATTAGCTCTGCAACAAAAGCGCAACAAGCGGACGAAAGAGCAAAGCGCGCAACCATAGCAGCAGCCGAAGCAAGTCGAAACGCAATCCATTCCTCAGAAGGTGTCACGCGCGCGTTGGATCGGCAACAAAAAGCGGCACAACGCGCGAGTAGAGAAATGGAAGGTTTGCGACAGAAATACGGGGACTTTTCAAACGGCTCCCTGAAAGTGATGAATAAAATCGATCAAGCCTCTGGTGATATACAAGTCGCTGGAGGCTTTTTGCTAGCCGGAGGCGCTGGCATTGCAGCCGGATTAGGTTCAGCTATTAAAACGGCTACCGATTTTGAATATGCAATGAGCCGTGTCGGAGCCGTTTCAGGTGCTACTGACACACAAATGGAAGCATTGACCAAGCGAGCCAAAGAGCTTGGGGCGTCCACTGTTTTTACCAGTAGTCAAGCTGCTGAAGGTATGCAGTATCTAGCGATGGCAGGTTTCAAGAGCAATGAAATCATTGAGGCTATGCCTGGTGTGTTAGATGCGGCGGCGGCAGGGCAAATCAGTCTGGGCGATGCAGCAAATATTACGTCAAACATTATGTCAGGCTTTGGACTTGCTGCTACCGAGTCACAACGTGCAGCGGATGTCCTCACGAAAGCTTTCACAACGTCCAATACAACGTTACTAGGTATCGGCGAAACAATGAAATACGTTGCACCAGCGGCACATGCGGTGGGGTGGTCGCTCGAAGATATGGCAGCGGCTTCCGGTTATCTGGGTAACGTTGGTCTTGATGCGTCTATGGCTGGTACAGCGTTACGAGCTTCTGTCACTCGATTAGCTGGCCCGACAACCGAAGCGGCTGACTTGATGAAGTATTACGGCATTAGTTTGGAAGATGCTAACGGAAAAATGAGAAGGTTACCGGATATTCTTGGTCAAATGAAATCAGCGTTTGCGAATTTAAGTGATGCAGAGCGGGCAAGTGCTGTACAGACGATTTTCGGTACAGAAGCAATGAGCGCTATGCTTGCTTTGATGGACGATCCAAAAGGGTTGGACACATACAGCCAAACGTTAAAGGATTCAACTGGAAAGGCTGCTGAAATCGCTACAAGACAAATGGATAATCTTAAAGGCGCTACTGAGAAAATGAAATCGGCGGTAGAAGGCGCCCAATTGTCAGTAGGTGAGGCTTTTGTTCCAACACTAACATGGTTATCTTCCAAGATTACCAGCGTAGTTGATAAGTTCAACGGTCTAAGCGATGGAACCAAGAAAACAATTGCTATCATTCTTGCGGTGACGGCTGCTGCTACTCTTTTAGGTGGGGCATTTCTCATTTTTATCTCGCTTCTACCATCTATCATTGCTGGATTCAGCGCTATTTCCGGTGTCGCAGGTATTGTGTCTGGAATCGCAAGCCCTATCTTGGGTGTAATTGCGGCTATCGTAGGGATCGGTGCTGCTGTTTATTTTGCCTACCAGAAATTTGAGCCGTTCAGAAATATGATAGATTCAGCTATTCGTACCGTTAAAGAGTTTGCGATTGGTATTTTCGGTGAGATTCAAAGCTTTTTTACCGAAAATAGTACGTTGTTTGCGGAAGCTGCACAAGGCATTTCTATTTTCCTAACCGATACATTTACAGCCTTACAACCTGTATTAACCGTCATTTGGAAAGTCGCTTTATTTGTCATTAAAGATGTATGGAACAACATAAAGGGCGTTATTCAAGGAGCAGTCGGCATTATCCTCAATACGATAAAAATATTTTCTGCTCTATTCTCTGGAAACTGGTCGGCATTATGGGAAGGTGTGAAAGGCTTGGTAAGCAGTGCCTTACAATTTATTTGGAGCCTCATAAACCTTACGTTCCTAGGGCGATTACTTGGCCCTATTCGTACAGGGTTTGGGCTGATAAAAGGCATTGTATCAGGTGGTTGGGCGGCAGTGAAATCATTCTTTACAAGCGGTGTGAATACAGCCCGAAACCTTGTTAGCAATATGGTGTCTGCCCTAACAGGCAATTTTACAAACCTGTGGAACCGTGTAAAAACCATTGTGACAGGGATTAAAGACAGCATCGTCAATGGCTGGAAAGCTGCCGTTGATTTTCTCAAAAACATTGATTTATTTGAGATTGGGAAAAACGTAGTCCAGGGATTCGTAAATGGAATTAAGAGTATGGTCGGTGACATTAAGGAATCCATTGCAGGTATCGCTACATCTGCTGTAGATCAGTTTAAATCTGTGCTTGATATACATTCACCATCACGCGTGTTTATGGAGCTAGGTGGTTTTACAGGTGAAGGGTACGGGATCGGTATTCAAAACAGCTTGCCGGATGTAAGTCGGGCTATTTCTTCTCTAGCAGGTGAAACCGTTGGGGGAATGGCCCAAACGCCTAATACAGCCCAGGCGGTTCATTCTTCTATGTATAACCATCACACTACCAATAACACCTCTGGCCCTGCCAAAGTTGAAATCAATATTAACGTACAAGGCAATGCGGATAGTGGCACGGTTCAAGAAATAAAACAAGAAGCTAAAAAGGCAGTAGATGAGGTTTTCAAATCGTTCGGGCGCAGAAATCCCAAGCATGTGGAGGTATAAGAAATGGCAACGATTAATGGAATGGAAATCCATGTGATAAACGAAAAGCCCTCATACAGTGTAAAGGTTTCTGAGCATCCGATTGAAAACGGGGCAGCCATTACAGACCATGTGGAACCAGCGTTAAAGAAATTCGCTATCACTGGTCTGATGGTTGGGCCGGAAGCTGCACAGACTCGCCAAAACCTTGTGAACCTCATGAATGCTGGTGAACCAGTAACCTATACGGGGCGAAACATTTTTACCAAAAGTATTATTGAATCCATTGAAACTGACCATCACGCCCAGGTAGCAAATGGAATGGCTTTTACGATGCAAATTCGTGAGCTACGAAGGGTAGAACAAAAATTCAGTGTTACTCTACCAAAACAAGCTATTACCAATGTAAAACTGGTTGCTACTACAGGTCGAAAACAAGTCAAAACAACCAAGAAAGGGAAAAAGGCAACGAAAGCAAAAAGTTCTCAACCAACCGGAAAAAAACACACGGTTAGAAAGGGGCAAACCTGGGAGAGTATCGCGAGTCAGTACGGTGTAGATGTGAAGAAAATGAGGAAATGGAATGGGCATATCCCGAAGAGTGTAAGGCTGAAAGAGGGCATGGTAATTACGGTAGGATAGGAGGCAAGGGAGTGTGGAGTATGTACCAATTGAAAAAGAGTTGATTCCTTACAAAATGGAAATAGAGCTAGGAGTAGAGCTATTTGAAATAGAGATCAATTACAACGATCGGTTTGATTTTTTTACGCTTGACCTGATGAAAAACAACGAGCTGCTAGTCATGGGGGCCAAGCTGGTATATGGGGTTCCCGTTTTTGAAGCATTCGAAGATAACAGGTTTCCAGCTCCCCGACTCCTCCCTATTGATCCAGCGGGAAGAGAAAAACAAATTACCTGGGATAACTTTGGGGAAACAGTCCTGTTACAGGTTGGTGAGGATGATTGAGTTTAGCTTATAAACGAGTGGTTGAGTTACTGGTAGGTAACGTGTCGTTTAAAGCGTCTGAGCTTACTCTAGCCTTTGATGTGCCGTTTAGTGATAACGCAGAGCCGAATGAGAGTCGGATTGATATATACAACCTATCTGATAACACCATAAATGCCATTGCCCATTTTGATAGTAAGATCATTGTAAATGCTGGATACGCTGGCGATGTAGGAACGATCCTAGTAGGCAGATTGGTCGATCTTGAAACGTCATGGGATGGGCCGGACAAACGTACATCCATAATTGTCCTGGACAGTGAACCATTAAAAGAACGAACGATTGAGAGTAAGGCTTATAAAAAACAAACGTCCGCCTCCACTGTCCTACGAGATTTAATCAAAACGGCTAACTTACAGATTGGTGATTGGTCACTACAAAAGGATATCAAATATGTGGAAGGAATAACGGTTGAAGGATCGGTGATAGAAGCAATTAAAAAAATTGCAGAGGATTGCGAGACGCCATTTTATATCAACAAAGGGCGTCTTTTTTTACGTCCACACAATAAAGGAGACAAGACGAATTTTATTTTGTCACCAAGTACCGGATTGATTGGTTCCCCTCAACTGTTTGTCAGCGAAGGGGAACAAGGATATAGAGTTAAGAGTCTGTTGCAACACAGAATTACCACAAGTAGCTTAATCACCATTCAAAGCAAAGTGGTGCAGGGTTCTTTACGTGTAGCGCGTGGTCGTCATGTGTATGACGGAACGAATTTTGTTACAGAAATGGAGGCGGTGTTTCATGGATGAGGTGTTAAAGGATTGGTTAGAAAGCGAATTGCGTCAACTACACACTGCCACAGTAGCAAAGGTAGTCAAGTATGATAAGGCAACGCGTAGAGCCTCTGTACAGCCTCTCATGAAACAAAAAGTCAAAGAGAGGGGAATTGTACCCCTCCCTCTATTAGAAGGCGTACCCGTGCTAAAGCAACACTTTGAAGTGGGAGGGATGGAACAAGAATATCTACCTATATTGAAGCCTGGTCAAATTGTGCTCATTGTCTTTTCGGAACGAGCGATGGATCAAGCGTTAAAAGGAGAACATGCCTTACCAAATGCTAGGCGTAGACACAGCTTGTCAGATGCCGTTGTTGTTGGGGTGTTAGGATGAGGTCTTTTCTTTTGCAAGAGGGCGATCTGGTTTTTGACAAAGGGGAACTTGTCATGGTGGGTGGAAAAAAAGAGGTCAAACAAGCGGTTGAAATTGCCATGAACACGAATAAATACGAGTTCTTTTTGGAAGGAGAACATGGTTTTAAACAAGCTGTTCTCCACGATAAAAAACCGAATGAAGATGTAATTCGCGAAGCGGTGTATGAAACCATTTCCCAGGAGGAACGGATTGAGCGAGTAACCAAGGTCGATATCCATTTTGACCGCAAAGCACGAAAGCTTTTCATTACATTCGAAGCAGTGGCCCTTGACGGTACAGAGATTAAGGAGGTGCTAACAAGGGATGCTTAATGAACAGGGATTCAAACGCAAGCGATACAGTGACCTACTTACAGAGATAGAAGAACGAGCGCGTACATTATTTGGCGAGGATATCAATACTACCTTACGTTCCCCTCTTGGAATCCTTATCCGGTTGTTTGCTTGGTTCCTCTCTCTTGTATGGCAGAATGCAGAAGAAGTGTATCACAGCGGATTCCGCGACACGGCTACAGGGGTAAGCTTGGATAAATTAGGCGCAGTAGATGGAATCTACCGTTTGCCCGAAAGTGCGGCTATCGGTGTAATAGAAATCGAAGGGAAACCATTTTATGAAGTGTCGGAGGATACCGTAGTTGGAACCGTTCAAGAAGTATGGTTTCGAACCATTGACAGTTTGATCCTTGACGATAAGGGAAAGGGTACAGTGCAAGTGACGGCTATGAAAGCAGGAACCAGTGGAAATGTACCGTCTAATCGAATTACACGCCTGCTGCTTGCTGATTCAAATATTACCACTGTGACAAACCCCTCCCCTACTAGTGAAGGACGAGAACTAGAAACAGATAAAGAGTATCGGGAGCGGTTGAAAAAAGCAAAAGCTGGCCTGCTCAATGGTGCGTTGTATAAAGTACCTGGTGTACGATCGGTAACGATCATCGAAAATAAAACCATGCAACAAGATTCGGAGGGCCGAAATCCGAAAAGCTTTGAGGTTTTTGTTTTGGGCGGTACGGATCGAGAGGTAGCCCAAGCAATTTTCGAAAACAAACCAGCCGGAATAGAAACTTATGGGGGGATTACGCAAGAAATCACAGACCTATCCGGTGAAAAGCAAATCATTACATTTAGTCGCACCGAAAACGTGCCCGTTTGGATCAAAGCTATTCTTACTACTTCTTCAGCGTTCCTACTTGATGGGGCCGAGAAAGTCACAACCGAACTTATCCAAGTGATCGGAGGCCAAGATGAAGACGGGGTAAATTATGAGGGGATGAAATCGGGGCAAAGTGTCATTATTAATCAGTTGATTGGGGCTGTGATGAAGGTTGAAGGCATTGAGGATGTCGAGATAAAAGTAAGTACAGATGGTAGTACGTTTCATACGCAAAATATCCCTATTGAAAAGTATAAAAAAGCTGTTGTCCATCACTCGAATATCGAGGTGACAACCCATGTTTAACCTAAAGGATTTTCTTGCAAGACTTACCGACAACTACGCAAAAGACCCTGATAGCAACATGGGTAAAGTCATCCGGTTGTTTCAGGAACAAATTCAGCAGCTCGATCAGTCATTTAGTGTAATGGCAGAGAATCGGTTTGAAAATCATGCTACAGGCGAGTGGCTTGATACCATTGGAAAAGATGTAGGACAACCACGGGGGAAAGCTGCTGACGAAGAATACCGAATGTTAATCAAAAGTAAAAGGGCAAAGAATCGATCTCGCGGTGAAATAAATACCATTATCCAGGTGCTTGCTGATGCTTTGCAAGTGCCTGTTTCTGATGTAAAGGTTGTAGAACTATTCAATAGTGATCTACTAAAAGAACCAGCAGCCTTTCTAGTAAAAGTCAAAGGATATGAGCAAGTAAACAAGACAACCCTAGACGCATTTTCGGAGCTTGCTGGCCCTGGAATACGAATGTATTTCCAACCGTTAAGTAACTTCACAGAGTTATCAGGGTGGGGGGAAGATATTACACACGTTGGCTTTAGTTGTCCTCTCCCAAATGACGGACTTTACCCGTCAGACGAACTTTACCCTTGTTAGGAGGAAAGTAACATGATTGAACGTGGCGGTTGGGCTGGTGAGTACAACGTCACTGTACGTAAAAGTGACGGTACAGAAACCAAGCTGCACATAAAAAATATGATTACGGACGCCGGACTAAATTTTTTAAGAGACGGATTAGCAGGGAAACACAGCGATTTAAAAATAAAGTATTTGGCGTTGGGAGATTCTGACGATCCGGTACAAAGGAATCAAACGAAGTTAGGGAATGAACGATTTAGAATCGCGTTTGCTGCTCAGGAAGATGGTGGCACAGGAGTCTTACGTTCTGTTTGTGCCATTCCTGATAACGAAGCGCTATTTCATATTCGTGAACTAGGGATTTTCGCTGGTCAAGATGCGGATCAAAACCAGAATACCGGAATCATGGTGTCACGTATTCTTTTTGATTTTGATAAATCAAGGGAGTCAGTACCATTTACATTACGTTTCGAGCGGATCGACACGATCGGGAGGTTATAACGTGCCATATAATAAAACCATCTGGAATAATGGTGCTTCTCCTGGAATTAGCGCCGATAGATTAAACAATATGGAGGAAGGGATTGAATCAGCTCATCTAGTCATTGACCAACTGAAAAATACCGTTTCAAATTTGGAAACAAGAACGAAAACCCTAGAAGATTCACTACTGAACGATTTTAAAAACAATATTTTCTTTGTCAATTTTAAAGAGATACAAAAGGTTAAGGTTTCATCTGGATGGTATGACCGGACTAATAATAGGTTGGTCATTTAAATAAAAGGAGAGGGAAAAAATGGCTTATGTTTGGGAATATGCGAAAACGCCGCATGTAGCTTCAACCATCGATTTAGTAAGTACACATAAATATAGAATCCAAGCGTTCTCTAGTCATAGTTATGGCATTCGGATATACGGTACTAAGAAGACGGATGGACAAGAAGAATTACTGTTTAGTACTGAAGGTCACTTTATGTTGCCCTTAGATGTGTCCGGTGCTTTATATGGCAGCGTCCGCATAGCAAACGACTTGACTGGAGGTACCACAGGGTTATACCTTGATCAAACGATCCTTTTGCGCATGCCAAATGCAGACAATGATCGTGACAACCCCTATAATGTATGGGAATACATTTACCTGCCATATGCTACAAGAACGGTAAATATAGAAAGTACACATAAGTATAGATTCACTGCTTACTCTTCGCTAAACTATGGTCTTAGGTTTTATGGTGTCCGGCGATCTGATGGGAAAGAACAATTATTACTTGAGACGGAAAGAACTTTTGATACTTTAGAAACTTCTGGCGCTATACATAGCAGTATTCGTATTTCCGATATGCACGGAAATGCAACAGGGTTATTAATGAATGGGCATTTGCTTTTAAGGATGCCCTTAAATTCTGCACCAATTCTTACACTAACAGCAAACAATCAACTCTTAACCAAGAACCAACGTATCTACACTGGCACAAACGACTTTACCGTAAACATCACTGCAAATGACGTTGATCCTGACGACACGCTACAATACCAAGTCAAACTAAACAACGTGGTCAAAAAGGATTGGACAGCGATATCTAGGAATCTGCCTGTCAGCTATACGTTTAAGAAAGCTGATTACATTAACGATAGTAACCCGTTTATAGTCAGTGTGCGGGATAATAACGGGGCGATTACCACTTTTGAAGCTGCGTTGGTCAAATATGAGCGACCCGAGTATCTTGGGTTAGTGAAATTAGGAACACTACGCAAAGGAACAACTGCACTACCTAGACCAACATTACCTTGGTATCCTGGTGGAGAGCCATTCCCTGGTTGTGGTAGTGGTAATATTCCAGCGTTTAATAGGGATATTTTGAATTGGAACATTGGAGATACAGATACATCCGAAGCAAATCAACTATACTGGCATAAGATTATAGATGGATCAAAAACAATTCTTATTTGTGATCGAGTCATACTAACGTCAATTAGTTGGAATGATTTAAACGGAGGCAACCGCGTTTTTGGGAAAAAAATTACAATTGATGGAAAAACATATAAATTACGTTTGCTAACATGTGGTTATGACCGGAGAACGGATTTTTCTGGGGGATATCCCCAGAATAACGAATGGGATCGTTATATTTTAAATGATGATTCAATTAGTGGATTACCTAAACCTGAAAGCTCAGACAGAGATAATACATTTAACAGTACGGATAAGTACAGTAAGCATAATCAGTTCTGGAACTGGTTTGGTATATACACAATGGGACAAGAGACATATATAAATCATAAAGAAAGCCGAGCAGTTCGCGGATATGGAAGAGCGTCCGATTGGTCAACAACAGCTGATGTGACTATTGTTTCGCATACGGGCTGGCGGCCTGTACTCGAAGTTTTAAATCAGCCACCAACCCTATCTTTAAAGACACCTTCTAATAATCAAACACTAACGGAAAATGATGTTTTAATAATTAAGGGGACGGTATCAGATGCCGACAAAGATAATGTTGTCGTCACAAAATACCGTATCAACAACGGCACAACAAGGGCTATTGCTTCCGGTGTATCGGATGGCAGCAGTCCTATTTCTTTTGCTAAATCCTTACTGTTCCAAAACAAACGTCTCTATGATGGTACAACCGATATAACAGGCATAGACCTAGCAGAAAACACCGACCATATTCTAACCATTTGGGCAGAAGACGACCAAGGTGGCAAATCAACCGAGATTACACGTAAATTCCGAGTCGTTCACAACCGACCACCTGTTATTAGTGGTCAGAATAAGGATTTAGGAATAATTGAGGCAGCCCCTTCAGAATCGTATAGCGTCACTGATCCAGAAGGCGACAGTTTCACCGTTGTTGAAAAGATCAATGGAACCGTGATCCGTTCGTTTCCAGGCGTAGCAGATAGAGAAGAAACGGCCACAATTCCACCTGATATATGGCTAACTCTACAACCTGATGTAGTACACACCCTTACGGTTACTGCTACAGACAAGCAAGGCATGATGTATACTCGATCCTACACATTCAAGAGATTCGAAAATAAAATTGTGATTGACGGGCTTGCCGTACCATTTACAACAGATATTGCTGCCAAACGTGTTTTGATTACTCCAGATTGGGTTATCCCATTTGGAACTGTTGTTAAGGTAGAAACGTGCAATAACGCTTTTGATGAATCCCCTACTTGGGAAGATTGCACATTGGTTGTCAAGCTTGGGCGTGGGTATCTGTATACAAATGATAAGAAAACAGCCGACAAATGGGGCATTGACATTCGATTCCATATCGAAAAAGGAGAGGCTACAAAGCCTATTTCAATCCAAGGATTCGGAGGTGCATTTGATTAATGAATATTGAGCTGCAAAACGCAAAGCCTCTATCTCAAATCAAAGAAGAAAAAGACATGAGTAATGTTACACCGGAGTTGCTTGCTGCCTATGAAGCTATAGCAAAGTTAGACGAAAAAATAGCCTTGTTGGAAGGCAAAATTCTAAAACTTGAAGGAGAGAACAAACATGACTAAACAATATATGATTCCTGTATATGGCTTGCTGGTGAAGGCTGGACGCCGAGAAATTGAATCTTTACCGGAGGAATTTCAAATCCCTGTTGCCGAGTATTTAGCTGAACAAGCAGAAATGTAAAACGTCTTTCTCATCTGAGAGAGGCGTTTTTTATATCCAAAAACAACAGGGAGCTACGGCTCCCTATCTTAATTTGAAAGGAACAGATACATGGAAAACGTAATCAAAGTTCTTTCAGCCGTAGGAGGTGCAGCCGTTACGTTTCTTTTTGGTGGATGGTCTTACCTACTCACGGTATTAATTTTTTTCGTATGTATTGACTACGCAAGTGGTATAGCGGCAGGAGCGGCGGAAGGGAAACTAAAAAGCAAAATTGGACTCATCGGGATAGCAAGAAAGCTTTTTATTTTTGGGATTATCGCTATTGCTCACATGCTGGATACTGCTTTAGGAGATCAACATGTGATCCGTAGTGCAACGATCTTTTTCTATATGGCTAATGAGCTTCTATCAATTTTAGAGAACGCTGGACGTATCGGCTTGCCAGTACCAGACGTAGTTAAACGGGCTGTAGAGGTTCTAAAAGATAAGGGAGAGGGTAAATAATGCAAGCAAAAAATGAAACTAATATCAAGGGAATAGACGTGTCTAAATGGCAAGGGGAAATCAATTGGAATCAAGTTGCATCTGACGGCGTTAAGTACGCTTTTATCAAGGCAACGGAAGGGACGAGCCTAGTAGATCGAAAGTTGAAAGAAAATGCTCAGGGAGCTAATAGAGCCGGAATCAAGGTGGGTTATTATCATTTTGCCCACCCTGATTTATCTGCCCAGGCACAAGCGGAGCATTTTGTGAAAGCGGTCAAAGGGCTACCATGTGATATGCCGCTAGTTCTTGATATCGAGACGGACAAGGGGTTAACACCTGAACAGATTACAACGTTTTGCCTTGGGTTTCTTACCCATGTTAAGGGCCACACAGGAAAAACGCCTATGATTTATACAGGTGCTTATTTTGCTAAACGTTACCTTGATAAAGCTCTCGCTAGCTATCCATTATGGGTAGCCCATTACAATACAAACCAACCTATGCTAAACCCTACATGGAGCCGATGGGCGGTATTCCAGTATTCCGATTGTGGGAAAGTAGCTGGTATTAAAGGCAACGTAGATATGAACTGTATGGAAAAAGATTTTTGGGATGCAATTATGAAGGAGGAAACAACAGTGAAACCAGAGATAGCGAACGAAATCATTAGCCATTTACAGGGGCAATGGGCTTTTTATAATCAAATGGGGATGAAGGATGAAGCTGTTAGGATCGGACAAATGGCTGATGAATTGCGCGTGGCGAGTGGACAGGAACCACAGAATAAAAAGTAAACAGTTACTAGAAAACGAGGAAACGTCCGAATACGAGGGAGATTCGGACGTTTCACATAATGATTTTTTAGTTAAGATTAATAGAGGACGGCTATTCCTCTTTATCTTTGTATATTTTATCCAAAAGGATAGAAACAACGAAGAATACTACTACAAAAATTAAGAAACGAACAAACTCTGTAATAAGCCAACTATCAGCTATATTCATTTCTTTTGTAACTTGCATAGTACCATATACAGAAAAAATAGTTAGAATGAACTTTAAAGTCTTTGAGTTCATTTTATCTCCTTTCTGTTTTTAAAGTATAGCGTACACGATACCTTGTGCAATAATTCCGCAAGATTTTGCAACCCAACCCCAGACATATGGCTCCAAAGCTTTAGTTACAGTATCTTTCACTTCATCCAACGGCCCCATTAAAATATAGGTGTTCCAAGCGAAAATCCATTTTTCCTCTGTAACTTTTTCTTTTAGTATGTCTGGGAATTTAGCATATATTTTTTTCGGTAACTCCCTTTTTACATACCCTTTACCAAAATATTTCATTAGCTTTGTTCCAAGAGAAACAAAACCTTGTGCCTCAACTTGGGCAGGCCCTTTTTCTATTACTACTCTTGGTGCAGTTTCTAAAATTTCCTTAGCAGTTTCTTGGATGATCTTATCCATTTCTTGTTGCGACATTGGAGCTTGAGAAGAAGCTGATTGTGATACTTTTTCTTGAGCAAACGCGCTGGTTGCTGGAGCGATAGCAGTCCCTAGAAAACCAACAGTAGATAAAATCGCAATTCCTTTAATTAACTTTTTGTTCATCATAAAGTATAACCTCTTTTCTAAATATTATCAATAAAGGGATATTTTTACATTTGATCCTACAAAAATTCCTTATTCTCGATCAATATAATTGCCTATAAGGAATAACTGAATCACGGCTTTATTTGTTTTAAGGTTTTCCGTACAGCTTATTCACATGTGCGACAACTACGTTTCTAATAAAAAATATTTTTTTCCCTTTGAACGCAAGGGCATGATAAACTTGAATGGAGCATTTTTTAAATGCTTGGAGTGTCGGGGTGTTCCTAAGCTTTCGTCGGGCCTATGGGAACATCCCGTTTTTATTACCTGTTTAAATTCCTTCTCTCGACGTCTATCGTCGTCCCATGCTAACATCTTTCAACTCCTTTCTATGAGTATTTCTTGTTTGCTATCCTCCTTTCTCTGGCAACCACAAAAATAATAAAAACAATGTAATTTTCTATATTTTTCATGCATTACCATTTGTTGACTTAATTATATATCAGTAGGAACAAATTTTCCTAATAGAAATTTCTGTTAATTAATTAAGTCTTTTTGTTTGATTTTGAAAGTAGATTCTTCCTAATACACTCCAAAAAAAAAGAGAGGATGCCCTCTCTACTTACCAACCTTCACCGTATGTGTAAGTGCTTGACAAACTTTGGTCTGTTACGAATGACGCTGGTATCTCAAAATTCATTCCGATAAAACTTAATAAGGACAGAATCATGAGTGAAGACATTAAAATTCTTTTCATAATGAATGTTCCCCCTTGCCATAATGTTAATAAACTTTTCTTTATGCTCTTCAGAAGGGTTATACTCATAATGCATGAGCATGATGCTTTTTAACCGCTCAACATTTTTGAACATAAGTGCCAGTTCTAACGCCTCAATATTATAATTAAACCCTAAATCGGTTTCTCCTTTCATAAGATAATATGTCGCTAATGATTGAAATAACCTTAATTTATATTTTTGACTAAGTTTATCTGTCTTACAGGATAATTGTTCGATTTCCTTTTTGTACTTTTGTAAAAGCACCTGAATATTTTGAAGCATCTCTTTTTGGAGATAGACCTCTATTGCTACAGGTAAAAATGCAAATAATTTCTGAGGATCGGAAGAAATTAGGTTTAAATGTTCGTCAACAAACTCTACATGTCCCATTTCAATGAGAAGTAGAGTTTCATTAATTTGAGCTAACATAGCATCACCATAGGAACCGTACTCCCTAATGACACGGATTCCATTTATCAGATCATTCATACCTTTATAGCTTGAAAATTCATACAATAAAGCAACGGCAATGTATTCTTTGTTTTTTTCTTTCATTGCTAAGGCTTTCAATTCGGTTGAAAATTTTAGTAGCTCATTCCATTTTTCTACGGTGTTATAGAACGTTAATATTTTGAAATACGCTTCTAGTTTATATTCTTCTGGAAGTAGAGGAAGGTATTCTAAAAGTTGGTGAAGAGTTTTATATCCAGAGACAGTAAGGTCTATATCTCTAGCTATTACAAATCGTTTAAAATAAGAAATGGCTGCTCGTTCATTACGTGTTGTACTGTTCGCGATCACGATATCATACAAGGGCAAACTGTAGTTTCTTTGATCGGATGAAAAAATATGTTCTGCCATCTTAAAGGTGTTATCAAGAAGCCTTCTTCTATCTGTATCATCTTTGATCAATTCTATGATCCTCTTTGTAATGTCATATCGTTCTACGTTGATACAACTTGTGAAAAAATCAGCAGTTTTAACAGGTGACAATTTTCCTGATTCGTTAAAGCATTCCCCAATAAAATACTCATAGAAGGTATCTTTCGGTAATCTTAAAGCTTCTGTAATAGCGTCTAATTGAGGTAATGTCAATCCCCGTTTGTTGTTCATTATTTGACTCAAAGTAACTGAATCAATTCCAGTGGCGAGAATCAAATCTTTTTGTTTCCATTCCTTTTTATCAAGTGCATCTTGCAAATGTTGACGTAGTTCTATTTGTGCCTCTTGATAATTGTATTCCAAAGCTTGCATTAACCTATCCCCCTTTTATTTTTGGAAAAATAAGTAAATATATTTTTACCACATCATACTTTAAATAGATAATATTGTAAATAAAAATGAAAGTAAATGAGTGATGTTTTTAAAAGTATAAAGTATCTTATCAGGGGAGAGAGCAGAAACTCTACTCATCAATGCCAAGAGCATATAATAATAAAATTATGTAATAGTTCTCTAAAAATATCTATAAAAAAGAAAACCCTCCATTCCGTATCAAGAAGCTTGTTATGTCATCTAGTGATAATCTTCTTTTTTTCTTAAACAGGGAAGTCTTTCCATATTCTAAGACGTTTTTCGAGGGTGGGGAGAGACACGTTTGTACCCCCTAAAACACAGAGAAAGGCCTCTTTTTTTCAAAAGGGGACTTTCTCAACACTCTTGAATAAATGAGGGTTTTCATTTTTTCTTGACAATCATCTCTGCAACCATTTTGCTTATTTTCATGAAATTTTGCAACCAAACATTATGTAAACACCTTCTTATTTCTTAACAAGATGAACGGATGTTGGAAGATTAGATTGTAGAAAACCGCCAGATTTGCTCTGACGGTTTTTGATTTTGTAAATATTTAATTAAGTACAGTGATACTTTTCTTTGTAAATAAGAGTACGAATACCCTTATCTTCATTGGTTATGGTTTTAGATAGGCCATAGGGAACTCCATCACGGTCAAGAGTCAAAGAATATTGGGCGCCTATTGGAAGATCAAATCTTATCTCTCGACATTTAGCTGCAATATTAATTGATTGTTGATTAGAACTTGCATCAACGGATGTGATGCCGAAAGAAGAAGCTATTACGGTAACAAGGCTAGCCAATAGTAAAGCTTTTTTCATCTAAATCTCTCCTTTATAATTACATAATTATAATTCAATATAAATATACCATTTATTTCATTAAATGTATATATTTGGATTTTATTTTCAATTATTTATTTTAATCCTTTAGCCAATTTTAGCCATTGCATAATTTCCTCATCATCAAATAAAACAAGAACAAACGTTCTGTTGAAGGAGATGTTTTTATGGCTAGCAAAATTCTTGATCCACTTGTAACGAAATTTATTTTGCCAGAACATGCTGAGATATTACGCCAGCTTCATGAGGATAAGAAACTGATCGAGAAGCCTATTATTGAAGAGGATGAGCTAGCCGAATTTTGCTACAGGATATCTGACTCACGTCAGTTTGACTATGCCCTTACAATTAGTTGGTGGAAAGAGACAAAAGAGGGTAGGGGCGTGATAGAATCTGCTTGGGGATGGGTAGATAAGTTTGATTCTCAATTTAAACAGATCAAGCTAAAAAACGATGAGGATTTTTGGTGGATTCCTGTAGAGGATGTAGTGGGTGTGGAATCATAGCCCTAGCAGTACCTCTTGGATTTGCATACAATGTATTGCCTGTGGGAACAGGGATACAGCAAACACCCCACTATTGATAACCTGGTGGGGTGTTTGCATCTAACATTCAATAGTTTTTCAAACGGTTCGGCTTATTCATTGCTCCAGTGTCGTTTGGATCAACCCTCGAAAGGAAAACTCTACTATAGTGTAGAGAACAATAACCTAGCGCTTGGCGTTTTTCTTCGCAACCTTCAGCCGCACAGATGTCTGGATCTGATTTTGGAATTGGTAAGGGAATCGGTCCATAGATCCTATTCTCTCCGAGGTAATTGCGGTTGTAGGGTTCTTTATGATATTTTTTACTTTTATATTGATTATTTTTATATTGATCATAATGCTTTTGGCACAACCCTTTAGTCTTGCTAGGATGCTCTTCTTCGCTGTCAAGCAAGCAAACGTAGCAAGTACTTTCTCTAGCTATCTCCATCATTAAAGCAAGGTCTGCAAGTTTTTCAGCATCCGGTTTTTCAGACTCGATTATGTTAGAAACTTCTGAAACTAAGGAAGAGAAGCGCTTTTTCGACCTGAGAAGTTTTTTATAGTACTTTTTCATCTCTGACCCTCGCGCTTAATTCTTCAAAAATCCTCTGCACATTAGCAATTGTTTCCGCTTCCCCTTCTGACAACCACGCAAGCGTTCGCTTCTCACTATCGGTTAGCTCTCGACCTAGAGCATCCTGGATGGCAATGAGCCGTTCAGCACGCTGTGTATACTTCTCAAGTGTCTCAGGCTTCAGGCGGGGGGTTCTATCTATAAAGTAATTTTTCATATCGAACATACTATTTACCATTCCTCTCTTTTTTAGTTCGTATTTTTCTGGTGTTTGCAATTGGACATGATAGAGCATTTTTCATCAAAACCTCTGTTTTCTCGCTAAAGGATTCGACAAAGACAAATGACGAATTATTCTTTGTGAGGTGATAGTTCTTGAAACTACAGTGTCGTCTGCGCATTATTTTAGCTGAGCGTAATATGAAACAACTCGATTTATTAAAACAGATGGACGAGCCTATCTCACATGCGTCATTGAGTCAGATAGTTCAAGGAAAGAATCTTCCTACTCTAATAACTGCTTTTCAAATAGCAAAGGCTTTGAAAATGCCAATAGAAGAAATCTGGTTAGAAGCTCTTGACTAATTTTTTAAAATGGACATGCAATTTGTAGCTGTGAACTACATAAACTGTACCATCAAGATTAAGGAGCTGGTGCAGATGTGGATCGTTCACCAACGTATGGCAGAGCTTTGGTTTATCAATAAGACAAGGGAGCTTACTGACTCAGAATTAACAGAAATGAGCCATTGCCTGAGGGCAAACGCTCAAAGAGCTTGGGAGATTGCAAAACTCAAAAACTTATCCTTGATCGCCAGTCTGACGAATGACACAGACTGGCAGCATGAGCTATGTTCAAGGATAGAGAAGATAGAGAGATGAAAACGGGAGCCGCTTTCATATTGAAAAGGGACTGACAACTGACAACCAAATTGACAACGCCACTAAGTTTTTTAAATGAACTAGAATAATAGATGTTACAAATCAAAGCCTATTCCACCTTGATTTTCCGCACTTCTGTAATACAGAATTCAAGGTGGAACAGCTATACCCCCAAACGGGGCATGTGGAGAGTGTGGCTTTGCTTACGTTGAAGTAAATGGCGAAAACCCTTGGGATACAAGGGTTTTTTGTTTTGATTATTTGGTAGGATAGGGAGAATGACCACATTTTGACCACAGAAGCTTTACATATATAGTTTTTTAGCATGTAGATTTGCAGTTAAAAGAATTTTATAAGTTGGGCATCTATTACCCATGTCCCATCTTTTAACATAGGAGCACTAGTTGCTAACATCTCCGAGAAAATCTTTCCTGAAGATTCTATCATACGAAATTTTTCACCTTTAATAATTTCATATGTTTCAACTTCAGTCCACTTTCCATCGCGTATTACTTTAACTGTATTCATTAGGGGACACTCCTTTAAATTTTTTGTTCAAATGTAGGTTTGTTATCTTCATCTAAAAACTCCCAAACTGCATCTTCTAAATCTAGTTTTTCTAAAACATCTTGTCGTTTCTCATAAAGAAAATCATCTTCCAAAAGTACAGATTGGTATCGTAATAAACATTCCTTCGCTCTTTGATGAACTTCTAAATCAGAAAGTTGTTTTATATCAAAATTCCGAATGAAATCATCAAACGCAAAAATTATTGCCTCTGTTGCTCCGAAAAAATCTAGATCCATCATTAACTCGATAAAAATTGCTTGTTCACGATTCATTGTAGAATCAACTCCTTCCAATAACTTTCAAAGAGAGAAATCAATATCATCATCGTCATATTGATCAATTAATCCTTCTTGAGTAGCGTCTTCCACAATTTTTGTTACTAAGGAATCTTCTATAAAACGTTTTACTTTTTCTATATTGCGTTCTTCATCATAGGGAGTAGCCCAACTAATTACATTTCCTATTGAGTCTAGTATCGTTAACATATATTTTTGGAATATATTATAATCCGCGTTACATTCACTTTTTATGTCTAGCTCCCAGATCAATTGCTTTATTGCGGCCAGTCTAATATCTGAGTTCCAATGATTTTTCTCATCTCCTTGAATTAATATGGAAAGGGTTACTCCGTTTTCATTTCCAGAGCATCTGATATCGAAGGGCTTATTAATATCAAACCCATGTTCAGAAATTGTTGAAAGAAATTTTACTCTATTGCTCATTTAATTACCTCCATCATTATTTAATTAGTAGAAAATCAGTAATGTTTAAAACTCAATGAGCTTTTTTAATTTCATGGCTTCTTCAAATCTTCTAGCTGTCTGCTCTTGCATATCCCTAGTGACATGACTATAAACATTCATTGTCATGGAGGCATCAGAATGACCAAGACGCTCAGATACGATTTTTACATGTTCACCCAACTGTAAAAGGATTGTTGCATGAGTATGTCGTAAATCATGAAATCTAATCTTAGTAACATTACTTTTCTTTATTAGTCTTCTAAAATTATCTGTTAGGCTTCTTGGATGAATAGGAACTCCTAACTCATTTGCAATGACTAGACCAAGATCGTCATAGATTTCTCCGACTTTAGTTATATGATGTTGTTGTAATTCTTTATGGACTTGAAGTTCTTTTACCAAGGATTCAGGAATGGATACGAGACGATTAGAGCGACCTGTTTTTGGCTCCCAAAAATGAAATTCACCCCCTTTCGAATAATAGAGATTTTGGCAAACACTGAGTTTTCCATTTGTTAAATCAATATCTTTCCAACGTAAGGCTAGAACCTCACCTCTACGTAATCCTGTATAGATGGCAATGAGATAAATCATGTAAAAGTTATGATTTTTTTCTTCTTTGGCTATACTTAGAAAGCGATTAATTTCTTCAATTGACCACACTGCCTTTTCTTTTTTTCGTATGGTAGGTGGATCAACCAAATCAAAAATATTAGATTGAATATTCTGTATCCTAATCTGATACTTCATAAAACTTCGCATAATTGCATGTAAGTATGTGATGTACTCCGGAGTAAGGTTTTCATCTTGAAGTCTTTTATAGTATTTTTGGATGTGTACTGGTTTTAACTCTCCTAATTTAACATGTCCAAATGCAGGGATTAGGCGTTTTAAAATAGCTTTTGAATAGTTTTCATAGGTGGATAAACGTAAAGTAGCTTTTAACTGATAGTCTAACCATTCGAGCATAAGGTCAGATATCGCTTTTTTGGATGGTTCTATGTAATTATTTCTTCCAATAAGGGTAATTAATTCAGCACATGCTTTTTCAGCTTCCTTTTTTGTTTTGAAACCGCCTTTTGTTTTTTGCTCTCTGGAGCCATCTGGTTTTCTTCCTATATCTACAGTGAACGACCATGTGTTACCACGTTTTCTAAAGTATCCTTTCATACGATTGAGTTACCAGATTGCATATTGAGCCAAGAAAAGAATGAGTCTCTAGCAACTCGTTTGCATCGACCTATACGAATAAGAGGGAAGTTATTTCGCTCCATGATCTCATAAGCCACACGTTTAGATACACCAATTATTTCTGACAAATCTGAAGCATTTAAAACCAAGGGATAATCTTCAATTTTTTTCGTTTGGGTATTATTGATCATTTTCCATCTCTCCATGTTCATTTTGATTAGGTAATAAGTATCTATCTCTTCTTAGATGCATTTCTTGATTGAACGTTGAGTTTTTATGGGATAGTTTTACTTCGACCCATGATTGAATTACTTTACTGGTGTCCTCAATATTATCGTGCTTACTAAGTGCTGCTACAGACAACATTAGCCCAGCAGTTTGATTCAGTAATTGTAAGAGGTTCCCTTGTTTAATTACTTTTCTAACTAGTGGGGAAGGCTGATAATTCAGTCCTGCGCTCTCAATGATCTTCCATTTTCTCTTAACCTTCCATCTACTAACATTGTCCTTTGAAGGTTGTCTAATAGAAAGCCATTCCCCAGTAAGATATGCCCACAATCTATCCTCCTTTTGAAGCAATTCTTCTATGGTGTTAATAGCAAATTGTTTTAAAATATGCCTTCTTATTTCAAATTCAACTCGCCAAACAACTTTTGATTCATCCCAGCCGTTTTCTTGCCAAATTTGTTTAAACCATGTTTTCCCAGACACAGTTAACTCTATAAGCTTGTTGTAGATACGACAGTGCAAACTGCCTCTCGCTCCGATCTTTAGACCACTAAATTCACGACCCTCAGAAAATTCACTTGGAACGAATCGTTCTTCTTTTTTTCTTGCTCTAGAAACCACTCCTTTAGAATCAATTTGCTTGAAAACTACCTCATCGGTATCCACACAAATATCAGTGCGTGAAAGTTTATTAGTCAATAGAATCGCGTCAAAATTAGAAAACCAGTTCAAGAAATTTTGATAAGCTTGCTTACAACCGTATGACCATAAATATTCAGAGAAGAATTTAACTACAATAGGTGGATTAGAATTCATCTCGGTTTTTACAAAGCAGATAGAAAAGTCTTTACTAGTTAATTTGTAAGTGTAAAAAGGAATACCGGTTCGCTCAACGGTGAGTACAAGGTTACCAATCGAGATGGTTTGGATATCCATTGATTCTTGAGCAGCTTTTTTTAGTTTTTCAAATTGCTCAAGATAAGCAGAAAAAGCAGTTTGATAATCTTCTACTATTAATCCAAGTTCGATTGTGTCAATTGCTTTCAGTATCAAGGCATCTACCTCACTTTGGTTGTAATTACAGCCCAGCATGTTATATGGGTGCTGGGCAACCTCGGTGGAACCAAGGGGCTAACGCCTCAGCCCTGACATGGAGCCTCTGCGAGTGTGCAGGACAAGGCTTATCAGCCAGGTCAAAAAGCGACCTGTCCGCTAAACCAGCCTGGCACATCTCGCCACTCCATATCAAGGCCAAGCCAGCGTTACACGCTGGTATCGGCTACGCTCATTTCATGGCTTGCCGGGCTTGTTCTATCTTTTTTTGAATCTTTTTCTCTAAGGAGATTTGTATTGCTCTAGTTTTTGCTAGTGTTTGAAAGTAATTTTGAATATCATCTAATAAAAAAAGTAGCTCTTTTCTATTCACTAAATTCCTCCTTTTTTTGTTACAATTTTGGAACGTCATGTGACTTAAATATCACTTACAGATTCATGGTATAATGATCTGACAAGTTTGTCAACAATGTGATTAAAAAATAACATTAATATTAATCTCATATTTAGTAGGGGGAATTAAATGGATTACTATAAAATGCTTATAGACATGATTGAAAAAAGTGGTCTAACACTTCAAGAAATAGCTAATCGATGTGAAGCTGAATATGGAGTAAAGATAAATAGATCTTATATAAGCAAATTACAAACAAGGAAGCAAGCTCCTGCGTCTGATGAAGTTAACGTTGCTTTAGCAAAGGTTTGTGGCGGGGATGTAGAGAAGTTTCGATACGAGGGATATATTGAAAAGGCACCGGATTTTATCAAAGATTATATTCAAGATGTATCAGGAACACTTAAAGAAATGACTATTTTCACATTAAAAAGTTATTTTCCTGAAGACCTATTAGAAAAGTCTTTATTTCAAATTGATAACAGGTCAGCTCAAGATATTCTTGAATTATCTAAAAAATATCTTAATGATGCTAAAAAAGGGTTTCCTAGCTTATCTAAACCTGAATTAATGCTCTCATTAATGGGATTTGAAATGAAAGATGATTCAATGGAGCCGGTTATTCCAAAGGGTTCCATTGTCAATATTGACTATAGAAAAGAAATTAATAATGGTGATATAGTTCTTGTTAGTCTTGTTGATCATAACGAGGAAAATTATCTAATTAGAAGAGTAGTCAATTTAGGTGATAGGATAATGTTGATTAGTGAAAAATCACATTATAAGGCTCAAGAAATACAGAAACATGAGATAAAACATATTTGGAAAGTAACTGCTACTAAAATAGAATTTTAATACGTTATTCTAGATATGATATAAAAATTTTATATTAAGATACACGAGACTCGAGAGCCGCCAAGAGCGTCTCTCGGTCGTCCTCGTGCAGTTCTTATAAATAAGTGTTCTGTCTATATTAATAAATGAATTTAAAGATCCTTATCAAGAATAAAGGGTTTAAAATTATTTCTAGTGCTTTTACTAAAGATACCAAAAAGGCAATAGACAAATAGAATTTTTTCATAATATATCCACATATTTGGGAGTTATAAGATAGAAATCAGTTATATACAAACAACAACTATTTAGTAAGATAGGAAGAGAGTAAAGAATTACATAATCAAATTATTTGACCACGACGTATATTTAATTAAATGTTTTTTACGATAGCAAATAAAGTAGAGTATCCATCAAAATGCACTACAAGAACTAAAAATTACTTAATAATTAAGATAGTATGTCACAAAAAAAGGTCATGTTGAGAGTGTGACTTTGCTTATGTTGAAATAAATGTCGAAAACCCTTTGATACAAGGGTTTTTTGTTTTTGTTTTGAAAAAAAGGCAGATAACAATTCCATTTTGTTATCTGCAGTTTTATTCGTATCCATAACATTTGAATTCATTTCCAAATTTTGAGGTATCCTACTTGAAATATCCCTCAAAAATATTTTTTGTAAATATTAGAGGGATTCATATGAATAATAAGGAATTATGATAGGACTATTGATATAGAGGAGGCATTACTATGAAACTATATTCTTTTAAAATTGAAGGGTTTCGAAAACATACTTGCACTACAATATTCTTTTCAGATGCCACATTTCTTCTTGGGGAAAATAATATAGGAAAAAGTTCAATCTTAAAGGCATTAGAGTATTACTTTAAGGGCACAAAGAGGATTCCAGTAGAAGAATTTTCACGAATGTATGATAAAGATAGTGAGACAGAAAAAATAATAACTGAAAAAATAGTTCTAACAGCAGAATTTCGTAATGTTCCAATTGAAGCTAATGAATGGCATGGCTTTAAAGGTAGATTATTACCTTACGAAATTCAAAGTGATACTAAAGAAACTGGTCTAAGGATAGTGTATAAGAAAACCTATGAAATTGACAAAGATTTTGAGGGAGAAATGAAAGAGTATAAAAAAGTATTGAAGGATACATATAATGAATGTAAAACTGTTCAAGACTTTATTGATAAAGGGGTAAGTGAAGAGGTTTTCAAAAAAATATTTGGAGAAATAAAATTAACAAAAAAAATAAATGATAAAGATTTTGAAAAGTTAAGAGAAGAGTATTTAGAACTTTTTTATGATGAAACTACTGAAGAAGAAGTATGGGCAAAAAATCCCGGGGGGATATCAGCAAATATATTAAGTAAACTTCCTAAATTTGTTTTTATTCCAGCTCAAGATAAGGTAGATGAATTATCATCACAAAAAGGTGCATTAATGGAAACATTAAATGAACTTTTCAATGACGTTAGAGAAGCTTCTGATCATTTCGGGAAAGCGCAATACTATTTAAATTTACTTGCAGAAGAGTTAGATCCTGAGGATGAAGAAAGTGAACTTTCACAGTTGTTAACCGGACTAAATAAAGTAATAAGTGATGTTTTTCCGGATATAACTATTATGGCTAAAGCAAATTTATCTGATCCAAGACAAGTATTAAATCCAAAATTTGATATTTCGATGGGAAGTAATGTTAATACTAGGGTAGAACAGCAAGGAACAGGGGTTATTCGGTCAGCTGTTTTTGCAATGTTAAGATATAGAAATATGAGAATTAGCCAACATGCACAGAAGGACAATATAATTAGACCAATTTTTATTGCGTTCGAGGAGCCAGAGATATATTTACATCCCAAAGCAGTATATCAGATGAGAGATACAATTTATGAATTAGCATGTGAGCCACTGAATCAGATTGTATGTACTACACATTCACCTTTTATGATTGATCTTAGTAGGAACTCTTCGCAGACACTTAATCATATTCGTATGGAACCTTCTATTTCAAATAATGATGAAAGAATTACTTCAAATCCATTTAATGTGACTAAGGCTTTTAAGGATTTACAAGGTAGCGACAAAACATACGTTAAAATGCTAATGAAAATTGATGATTCAATGGCAAAAGTGTTCTTCGCACGTAACGTTCTAATAATAGAGGGGGATACAGAGGATATTGTCTTTAGAGAAACTATATCACGTATGTCACCTATCCAGAGGAAAGAAGTTCGAGCGAATTGGGAGATTGTAAAGGCTAGAGGAAAAGCTACCATTATATCTTTGATAAAATACCTGAAGATAATGGGGATCAATCCATATGTTATACATGATAAAGACGAAAATACACCAAATGCCAAGAAATACAATGAACCAATAAAACAAGCTTTACAAGATGAAAGTAGAAGGATAATGCTCGAAAATTGTATTGAGGATATATTAGGATACCCAGCTCCATCTAATAATAAGCCTAGCACAGCTTATAGTCACATTGATATGACTTGGGGAAATAATTGGGAGAGTATTAATAGCAATTGGAGAGAGATTGTAGAATCTATATTTTTCAGTGAAAATAAAAAACAGGATGCAGTTGAAAATACAACAGAAACATTAGAACAGATAAATGTAGGAAGGGCGGACTAATTATAGTAGGTTAATAATTCAATGACCACATTTTGACCACGCAATATAATGAAATAGAGTTCTTCAGAAGCACATACTATTATTAAGTGTTCTTTTAATCTGCATTATTAATGTTCCGGTGAATAAGGAATGAATCAGAATAAAAAGCCCCCCAAAACGGGGCATGTGGAGTGTTGCTCACTGTTGGTCAGGAATGACTAATAGTTGAGGTGTATTGGCGCATACAGCAACGGAGCGGGCATTGTCCCGCTTCTTTTTTTGACTATAAGTTCGATTAGGGGCGGCTATTGATAGTCGTCCTTTGTTGTACCCCCACCCAGTGCCTGATGAATTAGTCATTGCATCTGAGCCGATGTTAAGGCTTGTCATACCCGCCTGAAATTTTTGCGAATATCTCCTGTACACACAAAGAAAGTCCCAACCATATCGGCGGGGCAAATAAAGGAGCGTGTGATTCTATCTTCCTAATAAGACCGCTACCTTCCTCTCCTTCTATCTACTCCATTTACTCTCGTACGCCTTCGGCAGTATGGGCTTTGATTTGTTTAGCAACCTAACCCAACGTACACTAGCCTTCTATGAAGTTCGTATTCCTCAGACCGGAGACTTGCCGCCGGTCTCCTTCAGATTCCACCTCGCGGTGTACACCAATACCTTAAACTAATGACTACTACTGCCTTCGCCATTCGGGACTTGAACCCCAGAGATATCGCCCATGCTGGGCGTACTAACAAAAACCATGAACCTTGCAAGGTTCATGGTTTGGATGAAGTGTGTGGGTTGGACTATTGTTATACGCTTGAAGCCCATATTTCGATTTCAATTTTAAACTTAGGCAAGCCCAATTGTCATCGCAGGATATTCTTTCCCGAATAATTTGTCCCATTCTCCGTACAAGAAATCCCAATCGATCTTTTCAGTGTCCCAGATATTCACTTTGATAATATGTTCACTATTCAAGTTTTCTGATTCCAGAACTGTCTTAAGTAATGTAAACAGCCTCTTTAGAAACTGTGTCACGACATACGGCAATGTACGTTGAAAACATAGACACTGGTACGGCACTAAAAGCGAAAAAACGGGTTTTAGGGAGAGTTTAAGAGGAATATAGTGTTTGACGAAAATCGTGATATAATGTTATAGGAGATTGCCGTAGATTGCGGTGCACAATAGTAAGAAGCTATTAATAGATAAGAAGATATCTAATGCCGAACTTGCTGAAAAAGCAGGATTCAGTGCAAATATTATCACACTCCTTAGAAGGGATAGCTATGTTTCCCTTGATAGTAGCGAGAAAATATAGGCTGTTCTAAACATAAATAGTAAAGGATTGTAATTAAATGACAAAATCAATAGAACCCAATATTGCAGATTTAGCGAACAGTTGGCTTAAATCCTACAAATTAGATTATAAATTAGAACAAGAAACTTTAAATACTGAAATAGACAAAGCACTTTCTGAGTACTTTACTAAAAATGGTGGAGCAGGTGCAAATCGTCCAGATGCAAAATTGCTATTACAAGACAAGAATTTAGATTTTTATCCTGTCCTTATCGAGTATAAGGGCTACAAAGATAAACTTGTAAAACTTGATGATGATGGACAAGTTGAAAATAGAACCAAAAAAAATGAGCCAAATTATAAAAATATAAATTCTTTTGCAGTAAACGGAGCAGTGCATTATGCAAATGCTTTGCTACATCATACTAGTTATCCTGATATTATTGCCATTGGTATGACGGGATACAAAGATGAAACTGGAAAAATCCGACACGAAATAGGAGTTTACTATGTTTCAAAAAGTAATTTTGGTGTAGGGCAAAAGGTTGGGGAATTTTCAGATTTTTCTTTTTTAGCACCTAGTTATTTTAATGAATTTATTGAAAAAGTAAAAACTTTAAATTTATCACAAGAGGAAATTGACAAACTAAAAGAACAACGTGAAAAAGAGATTGATTCTAGTTTAGTAAAACTCAATAACGATATTTATCAAAATGAAAAAGGTTTAGGTGAAAATGACCGTGTATATCTCGTTGCTGCTTCTATTATTGCAACAATTGGAATACCCGGAAAAGTTACACCACTCGAAAAATCCGACCTAAAATCTTCTACTGAAAAAGGAAGTACTGATGGCGAAATAATAGTAAGAAAAATAGAAGCATTTTTGGGTGAAAAAGAGCTACCAAAAGAAAAAAAAGACCTCATTGTAAGAACTTTACAAAATACTCTTTTAACTGATAATATCAACAAAGTTGAAAATGGTGAAAGCCAACTAAAGAGGGTTTTTACTAAAATTGTAGACGATTTAGGGATATATTACAAAATAGGGTTAACAACTGATTTCACAGGGAAACTTTTTAATGAAATGTATGGATGGCTAGGTTTTTCCCAAGACAAACTTAACGATGTGGTACTAACCCCGTCTTATGTTGCTACTCTTTTGGTGAAATTAGCACGAGTAAACAAAGATTCCTATGTGTGGGATTTTGCTACAGGGTCTGCCGGATTATTGGTTGCTGCTATGAATGAAATGCTCATTGATGCAAGAAACACAATTACTTCACCTGAAGAACTTACCCAAAAAGAGATTAATATAAAAGCCGAACAATTGCTAGGTTTAGAGTTGCTTTCGAGCGTGTATATGTTGGCAATTCTAAATATGATTTTGATGGGCGATGGAAGCTCGAATATTTTAAATAAAGACTCATTAAAAGATTTTGAAGGAGATTACGGTTTTGGTAAAATAGACAGTAAATTCCCTGCTGATGCTTTTGTTCTAAATCCTCCATATTCCGCTAAGGGGAATGGTATGAACTTTGTAGAAAAAGCCCTTGGATTGATGAATAAGGGTTATGCTGCCATTATCATCCAAAACTCGGCAGGATCAGGAAAAGCCAAAGAATACAACAAGAGAATTTTAAAAAGAAACACACTCTTGGCTAGTATTAAAATGCCGGTGGATATCTTTATCGGTAAATCAAGCGTACAAACTAATATATATGTTTTTAAAGTAAACGAAAAACATCATAAAGAAGAAATGGTGAAGTTTATTGATTTTTCTAATGATGGATATACTAGAACTAACCGTAAAAAATCAAGTAATAATCTAAAAGATACAGATCGTGCAAAAGAACGATATCAAGAATTAGTAAACTTAGTGCGTTTTGGGAAAAGTAAACTCAATATTTTTACTGACAAAGAATATCATGAAAACACCATAGACCCCGAAAATGGAGCTGATTGGAATCAAACAGCACCTATAGATACTAGACCAACATTGCAAGATTTTAAAAAAACTGTAAGTGATTATTTAGCTTGGGAAGTCTCTAGTATTTTAAAATCACAAAATACAAAGGATGAAATGCTGGGAAAGTAGATACCTCACTTAACGAAAAGTTGAAAAATGTTAAGTGGGGTGAGTTTAAAATTGAAGATGTATTACAATGGCAATCACAAAAAGAAATTGACCCTCTAAAACTTGAAGAATTAAAAGATGATACAGAAAGCATGTATCCTTTTTATGGACAAGCAACGATAAACAATGGAATAATTTCATATCATCAGTTAACAAATAAGGTTTTGAATAATAAAAATGGAAAGCCAACAATTTTAATACATTCAAACAATCAAAATATTGTTTATTTAGAAACACCTTTTTACTTAAAAGATGGACACGGTGCAACAAGTGTATTGCAAAGTGAAAGGTTAAATAAATTTAATCAAAAGTTTATTATTGCTTCAATTGATAAAGTTATTAAAAGCAAATATTCTTATAATAAAAAAGCGACAAAAATTGAATTGAAAAATACAATTATAACCCTCCCTACAAAAAATAGTGAAATAGATTTTGAATTTATGGAGAGTTTTATAGTGGAGCTAGAAGCGGAACGTATAGCGGAGCTGGCAGCGTATTTATCGGCTACTGGACTAAAAGATTATTCTTTAACAGCTAAAGAAAAAAAGGTGTTGCAAGATTTCGAACAAGGCAATATAAAGTTTAGCGAATTCACATATAAAAGTATTTTCAACAAAATTGTTCAAGGTAGAAGACTCAAAAAAGACGATCAAATTCCGGGAAATATCCCTTTTGTAATGGCTGGTATAACAAATACAGGAGTTGTAAATTATATTTCAAATCCCGTAGCCAGTTTTCCTGGAAATTCAATTACAATAGACATTTTTGGCAATACATTTTATAGAGGTTATGATTTTGGAGCAGGAGATGATACGGGTGTGTATTGGAACGATGAAAAAAAGTATTCAAAAGAAACAATGCTATTTTTTGCAGCATCAATGGAGAAATCAATATCTAGGAGATTTTCTTTTGGAAAAAAATTAAGAAGTTCTCAAAGTTTAAATTTTAAAATGAAACTACCATCTATTAACCAACAACCAAATTACTTAATAATGGAAACCCTTATCTCTGCTATTCAAAAACTCGTTATAAAAGATGTTGTTTTGTATGCCAATAAAAAGTAAGCGCTAAATACAGTTATAGCTTTAACTAGTCAACTGACATGAGACAATCATGAAAATGAATTTAATCGAAGAAAAAAGAAAAGTTGGTTGTCAATTTAAATTATGTGATGTTCAACAATCGGGCGCTTTTCCGAAATAAGGAAAGCGTCTTTTTTACGGTCTCCTAAGGGTTATGAGAGTTTCCAAAAAGATAGTAACCCCTAAATTGTTGATTGGAATCTATAATCGCCATACAGAAGACAGGTTTTGGTGCACAATGATTTAGGTCATTATCCCTCTTGGTGAACTGCCCTCTTAGATAATCTCATCTGTGTTGGGGTCGAGCAACTTAATAATCAAGTAGATTTATGACATTGGATACTTCTAACATATCACCCAAGTTTTTTTCACCGGCTTTTTCCATATCAATAAAAGTCTTGAGATTATTTATACGTAACTTACCTGATTGTAATGATTCAACAGACATATCTGAACGGATTCGACTTCTTCTATTTCTGACAATCGTGGCATATAAGCACCTCCGTAATTTAAGATATTAGCTCTATATTTTCCACATATACCCAGCCCTTTGCGAACCAGTAATTATATCTGAGCCGATGTTAAGGCTTGTCATACCCGCCTGAAATTTTTGCGAATATCTCCTGTACGCACAAAGAGAGCCCCAACCATATCGGCGGGGCAAAATAAGGAGCGTGATGGTTCTATTATTAACATGAAGATTGCTAATATACCTGTCTTCCTATCGAAATAAAATGCTTTAGAAAGTACCCCCAATCTTAAATATCTCCCTCAGCCCAATGACTAAATTTTCCTAGATACCATCATTACAGCCCTCAATTACCTTAGCTTGCTTATGTCCCGCTTTTCTTCATGATAACGGAGTATTTGGTTTCTTATTAAGGACTTATTACACGTCTCTATTTCTCTCTACGCTCTGTTTGTTCCGTAACTGCCCCAATTACCTATATTGTAGGTGACAATATTTGAAAGGAGTTGGAAGCATTGGAGCAAATGCTGACAATGCAGGAAGCTAAAAACCTACTACGGGTTTCCTATCGAACGATTCATAGGCTTGTCTCGAATAAAACTATCCCATCTGTGAAGGTTGGGCGGGTCATCAGAATCCCGCAATCGGGGCTAAAGAAGTTCATTCTTAATGATACGTCAGGAGGTAACGGCAATGATTATCAATAGTAAAACGGTCACACTTGCTGAAGCCGCAACAATGCTAGGTATGACCGAACAGAAGGTTCTACAACTTAGCCAGCATGGATACTTGGAGCAATCTAAGCCTGAGAATGGCAAGATACGAATAATCGTGAGAAGCCTTGAGAAGTACGCTAGCCGAAGCGGGATAACCCTTCAGGAAACCCCTACGCCCGCTGTAGCACATTCAGGGAACTTTACCATCGGTGAGACAATGACCAAGCTAGAATTACGAACTGAAGCGGCGGTACACAAGCTGATTCAGGTAGGGAAACTCAAGGCAGGTTTTGAGGGCGGGTCATACTTTGTCCATGCCCAAAGTTTACACGACTATGTTACAGGACGGTGCTAATCATGCGAATGTACACGCTTAGTGAAATCTCAAGTCTGCTGACCAAAGCAAGCCATACGAAAGTTTACTCGATGCAACGCATTTGGTCTTGGTGTCAAAATGAAGGTCTGCGCTATGAAACGATTCCGAAAGCTGTTCGCGGCGTGGCGTACAAGCCCATATGGATTCGTGAGGACGAGTTGAAAAGGTTTTTGCAGGTGAAGGGGCTTGACTATGAAACTATTTTTGCAGATTAGAGAATTAGCCCGCCGGAATCACGGCGGGAAGTACATAACTGGTATACATCTTAAAAATATTGTTCATAAATAGTCTAAAGCTAAATATCCGTTTTGCCCGTGGTCGCAGAAGAACACGTTAAAAAATGCCGCCGCGTTCACAAGTGGCATGTATCCCCCGTTAGATGGTTATGTAATAGCATTTGAAGTGGTGCTTCATCCTCAGATTCTACTTATAGTAGCCCGTCACGGTCGCCGCAAGGCGAGGGAGTCATGACAGACTTATGCTGAACATAAACGTGGTAAAGCCGTACCTGAGCACGTCTGATGTCATGTAGGAAACCTCAATCCACCTGTTTCCTTTACTCTTTCCCCAAAAATGGGGGGAGTAAAGTTTTCCTTATCCACCTGTTCTAATAAAAAATTCTTGAAGAAGTAGAGGGTGAGCGAAGCGAAACCCGTGGAAGTAGACCGAAGCGAAGCGGAGGGCTACCCCAGTAATACCAATAAAATACAAAATTTAGTGGTAGCCCTTCGCTCCGCTCAGGTCTCCCCCTAGGGTTTCGCTCCGCTCACCCAGTAAAGTCTTCCTCTGGTTAGCTGATGAAAATATTCTAGAAGAATATCAACTCATAATAACCTTCCGTAATCTTTCAAATAAGAAATCTTCAACAACATTCCTACCGTTATCCTTTAGCGCAGTAAGTAGTGTAACGATATCTTCGTCGACAATCGGGATTATTACCCCCCTGCTATCTCGGTACGTATCGTTACATCTTTTTAGGAACAACTCTAAATTATCAATGGCTCTACAAGTTATTATTCCAAACAATCCCCTGTTGGGAGAGAATCGACCCGACAATTGGTCTAATTCAGGATTTGCCACTTCGGAGGAGTAGTTCTTACATTCCACAACGACATATTGACTTGGTATCTTCTTGATGTCATGAAGTTGATGGAAAAATCCCTGAGTAGCTGAGTTATCGAAAGAAATATCAAGTCGTTTTCTTCCGTCATGAATATCATCCTCGACTACAGGGCGAGTTAGATTAGGGTATAGCAAGAACTCCATTATTCCAACAATGTGCCGATGGTATTTGGTCGCTTGCTTCCCCGCTCCGGTTTTAATATTTGTAAGTCGATCTATTAGATAATCGACGAAGTCGTTAATGTCTATCTCACCGTCTAATTGCTCATTGGTGAGCGGTTGCATTTTATCCTTAGCCTGTTGTCGGAACTCATTAAAGACAAGAGGATGCTTCATTGTAAAATCACGAAGATATTCCTTCCTGAAAGGGTCTTCTAATTTTATCAGTGTCTTCTTAAAGGGCGGAAGGATTAAATCCGGCCCTTTTTTTTGTTTCTTCATTCTCACAAGGGACGAGTTAAGTCGCACATGCTCATGTTGAAGGAAATTAAGCACGAAGTGTTGGCAATACTTGTCTGGTGCGTAGTAGTAGCTAAAAGTCACAGCACCTTTAGGGACAAGTAAAATTTTTCTATCCTTTATGACAAGCATCTCTGTAAGACGTGAACTCCATCTTAACTCAGTGTCATCCCAATAAAATCCTGATGGTACATCCTTTGTTAATTCAATACCGTGAAGTCTACATTGGGCTTGTGTGTATTCAATAAGATGTTCTCGGATAAGATTGGTTGTTAAATCAGATATTTTGTCTTTACCTACTCCATCAACAAATAAAACAAAGTCTTCAAAGTGACCAATTAGACCCGATTCTATGGCCTTACTGTTCATTAAGTTATCAAAAATCTTTGCAGCTTCATCAGAACCGACACCTCTTCCTCTCGGCCTATCAGATGAGACCCCTAAACAAGTTTCATTTGGTTCACTAAGATTTTCAAAGAGTACCCTTGCTTCTTTTTGAAAACCCGCCTCAAGTAAATCTATTACATGGTGAAAAAAACTTTGAATTGTTCGATGGGCGGATACAGACCAAGGGTCTTTTCGATGTGACAAGAAATAAGGGTCAACGAATAAAGGGAGGTCGTTATCTATATCAATATCAATGAAGTCCAATTCCCGCTGACTTTTTTCTAAGTTAAAAATTTCGCTAATTTTAATATTAACCCCCACCTTATGCTATAAGTAAAATTCGACACCCTTTCCAAATAATTTACAGCAGCACTTAGCAGACGACAAGAGATTTCCACTCGATGAGAAAAATAAAGTCGCACCTTTCCTCCCATATAGAGCGACCACAAATAGTAGGGGGGGATGACCTTATGAAAATTGAACGGAGTTTTACGGGAAACGAATCCTTTTTTACCTTGTTCATGCCTTTAGTTGAAGCGGAGATTGATAGACTCGTGGAAGAGGTCTCTAATTTTTATTATAATCAAGATAACGCCAATACATCTCATAGTGAAGAGGTGGCGTAACTATGAGGTGTGCAATATATATTCGTGTTTCGACAGATAAAGAAGAACAAAAATCGTCATTAGAGAATCAAAGAAGCCTATTCTACCAGTACCTAGAGGATAGGGGTTGGGACGTATTTGACTTCTATGTAGACGTTGAAAGCGGTACAACTGGTAGGCGTGAAAATCTACAACGCTTGATACGGGATGCTAAGGCTCGAAAGTTTGATGTTATTCTTGCAAAAGAACTTTCACGCCTTGCTCGTAACGGCGGGCTATCCTATCAAATTAGGGACATAGCTATGGAGAACCGCATTCACATTGTCACACTTGACAATGCAATCAACACGCTTGAGGGCAAAGGTGAAATGTTCGGGCTGTACGCTTGGATGTACGAGCAGGAATCACAACGTACATCTACTAGGATTAAAGCAGCACTCAGTAGTAAAGCAAGAAAAGGTGAGTTTAAGGGTTCTGTACCACCATACGGCTATCGGCTACAAAGCGGCAAACTTATCTTGGCTGAGGATGATACGCCTAACAATGTAAAGCGGATTTTCCGAATGTACTTGGATGGTAAAGGTTTTGATGCTATCGCACGAACTTTAACCCGTGAGGGTTGTCCTACACCTGCACAGGTTGTAGGCAAGAAGAATGCGGGGCTGTATTGGCAGGGTACGTCCGTGAAGAAAATCCTAACTAATCCGCATTATGTTGGTGACTTAGTTCAAGGAAGGCAGACAACAGTTAGCGTTACTTCAAAAGTACGCGAAGAAATCCCAAGGGAACGACAAATCGTTACTGAAAACGCCCACTAAGCCATAATCTCAAGAGAAGACTTTGAAGCTGTTCAGCAGTACATGGCGGGGCGAAAGCGACAGCAGGCAAAGCCCAAAGCAAAAAAGCATCTGTTTACAAACTATCTCTTTTGTGCCGACTGTGGTAAGGCTCTATGGTATGTCCATTATCGTAAAGGCTATGTGTGCGGCAACTATTACAAGCACGGTAAGCATGTTTGCAGTCAGCATAGCGTGAAGGAAAAGGAACTGATTGAGGTTATCCTGACTGATATTCGCAGTAGGGCTGAAGTCTTAATGAGAAGGAAGTCATGGGGCGGTTAGAGACCAAGACCTTACAAGCCAGAAAGCAAGCGGAGAAGCAACTACAATCTTTACAAAGGCGTATTGAAAAGCTGAAGGAACAAAAGACTGGCTTAATCAGATTGTTGGCAAGCGGTACGATTACTGAGACCGAATACAAGGAAACAACGGAGACTAGTAACGCGGAACTCTTTACCCTGCAAGAGCAATTAAAAAGTTTTCTGTCTTTGCAAGCAAGTGGTAATACAGGGGAAAGTATTGCTCGATTGAAGAAAGAACTCAAGCAATTCATGAAGATTAAGGAACTTACTCCTGAAATGGTGCATCGTTTGGTCGATAAGATTGAAGTCAAAGCGGATGGCTCAGTGAACATTCATTACAAGTTCACTCCCACCGCTTTACTTTCGGCTTAAAATACAGTGACCGACACTCAAGTCATGTGGAGAGTGTGGCTTGCTTGATATATAAGGGTTTTTAGGAGATTGAATATATCATTGGGGACGAAAGTTATTTTTGTCCCCTTTTAAAGAAATCAAATAACACTAAGATGTTTTTGTAAAGCCACCAGCAAAAATGCAAGGTGGCTTTGCCTTTTACCAAGATAGAGAATGTTTATTTATAAAATTTAAAATCTAAGATTTTCTGAAAATAAATAATGAATCAATCTAATAATTTTTAATGTCATTTACAATATTATACATTTTAGGTATTATTATATGAGTGTAATGCCACGGTATGTGATTTTTGATATGACATTTGAGCAATATCATAATTTTATAAAGATATTATAAATTGTTGGGGGCAGGGGTATAAATGGAAGGAAATGAAACTTTACATTATACATCTCTGGGGGAACTAATAAATATAAAAAGGGAGAAAATGGGGCTGAGCTTGTCTGAGTTAGGAAGATTAACAGGAATCCACAAAAGCGTGCTGGGGAGAATAGAACGAGGAGAAACTAAACGACCAGAATTAAACACAATCAAGGCAATATCGGATGTGCTAGCACTACCTTATAAGGACATTATTGAATATTATGCCGAAATAGAACAACGAATCAATGCATTGCATAGATTGCTCTTGGAATCCATTGAAGTAAACAACGTGTACTCTATTTCAAAAGTAGCTAACAAAATCCTCGAATCTCCCTATGAAGAAACCTATACTTCATTAGAGTACCTCTATAAACTAACTCATAGTATTAATAATAGTGAAATCAAGGTAACGTTATATAAAATTATTGCAAAATACGCTAGGGAACATGGGGCACAAATTTACTTAGCAAAAAGTTTGTTACAACAGTATCTTATTGAACGTGATGATTTTAGCAAACTAGATACTGTATACCAATCGGCAAAATACATTTTGTATTACGCAGATTTTTTACCCTCTAAAGATCGAATACTAATGTATTATAAATTAGGGGTACACGCATACAATCTAAGGCTGTTTGAGGACTGTATAGAACTTTGTAAGTATGTACTTGAAGAAGAAAATTCAAATAGAGAAATCATAATAGAGTCAATGGTAGCTATATATAACTCTTATTATTACTTAGATGATCTTGCCAATTTTGAGTATTATTTAAAAATGTATACAAGTCATCCCTTGGCTGATAAATACCGATCGAAGTTTGCATTTGCCGCACTTAATGCAAAAAAGGGCGAAACGGATTTAGCGATAACCCAACTTCAGGAATGTCTTGCATATACTGCAAAAGAAACTGCTTTATATGTTACAAATATGTTATTTGAACTATTAATAAAAAAAAGTGACCTTTTTAAAATTGAGGAACTCATATTACCCCAAGACAAACGGATTAAGGAGATCCCTCTCCGTTCTCCATACCAAATATCTGAACTCGCTCGTTTTTATAAATTCAAAGGTGATTACTACGTTATGAAGGACTTACTTGATTATGGGGTAGATTCTTACATTGAAAGTAGCATTCTCTATGCAAAAGTGTCCGCACATGATAAAGGATATGAAGTAGTCAGAAATATCGTGCATTTACTTCCGAGAGGGAATATGGAATTTAAAATGTCTATTTTCAAAAAAATAGAAAAAATGTATAATGTAATTAGTCTAAATGATGGGGGGTTATTTGATGAAAAATAACATCTCGAAATTCACTTTAGTTCTGTTATTATTCATTTTTTCTTCACCTATTTCATATTTTACTCATGTAGACGTACAGCATAAAATAAATCCTGCTTTTGATGAACCGAAATGGTAATAATTCGTTATTTAGTAAAATAAATAATATTATTTTTCTTTAAAGAACGCTTTTATCAGCGTTCTTTTTTGATTTTTAGTTTTATAAAAAATTATAGTGTTGCTTAAATGGGGAAATATTCAATATAAAAATAAGAGCATTAAATATTTTCGACATTAAACACAATATTTTGTCGAGAATTTTATAGTGTCGCAAGTTGCTAAAAAATTACATTATTCAAACAACTGCTGTTACAATTTGAACTAAATAATAGAAAGGGGGATTGTTATGATGCTTTTTTAAGGTACAAATAAAGGAGGAGATAGAGGGGGAATTTTCCTGAAAGCTATAGTTTCAAAAAACGGTGTGGTATAATATGTAAAATAGGGGAGTAAAAAATCAATGAAAAAGTCAAAGGTAATAAAAAGTTTATTTGCTTTGTCGGCAACCTTTATTTTGGCTTCGCCAATAAATTACGCTGGTACAGTCAAGGCGGCAAATGCAGGTATAGATGGTAAATCGTTTGCTGAAAATATCCTTCAACTAGACGAACAGGAATTAAAAGAAGATGCTACTTCATTAATAAAACAGATTGATGGCATGACAGATGAAGAGTTCGATAAGTTTATCGTTACATTCACGAAAGAATTTAAAGGAACTCCTGATGAAGCAAAACAAGAACTAAGCTTATTGGACATTGAATATTCTACTAAAAAAGTAGATCATGCTTCTATAGCATCATCTAAAAAGGCAAAACATCCTTCTGTATCATCATCGGATTTGGAAGCGGTAGATTTAGAATTTTCAATCACTCAATCTAAGCGTGGAAAAGATTCATTTTATCGATTAATCTCCACATTTGGTGCAAAATATGCTGTTTTCGATCACGGATCATATGATCTAGTATCAATTGAATGGGATCCAGACGTTGCTTCCTATTACGATGCAGTAGTAGGAAATGAAAAAAGAGCCTCTTTAAGAGATGGAAGCAAAAGAAAACAAGGTATCTACATGTTTAATGTATACGATTACAGAGAAGATTTTGATACTTATGCGGCAGTATATGTTGAACCTAAAGTTAAGGATAAATGGTTAGAATACGGTTCGAAATATACCCATACTTATGTGACAAGCGGGTCTGGTTCAAGTGGGCAAGCATCTTTTAGTTTTGGAAAAGGGAATATTGGAACATCGTTATCCTATTCAATAAACCCTTCTAGCAATGAAAGCTCTTGGGAAAAATGGGATGATGGAGCGGTTAAAGTAAAATATTAGTAATAATGTAAAAGGAGGCATCTATTGGTGTCTCCTTTACGGGTAGTTTATTCAAAATAACAGGAGGGTAAAGAATGATGCGAAAATTCATATTAATAATAAGCATATTCATACTGACTTCTTGTGGTAATCAGGCGGTAGAAACAAACCATGCAACAAATACGACGTTAGTGCATCTTTTTAATCGTGGGTACTCTGTTTCTTTATTTAACTTTGGCGAGATTGTAAACAAGCTTTCTGAGATTCAAACTAAGGATGATATTACATATATTAATGGAATGGTTGAAACTTATTTGACCAATAATTCGCAATTTATGGTGTCAATGATTGTTTCGAGCGATAAAAGAGGTGATAGTAAAGTAATTGATCCAGTTATCCACGAAGATATAGTTGATATGGTGCATAACCAAGTATCCTTTATGAAACAGATAAAGGAGTTGCTAGATAAGGAAAGTCTACAAAAGATAAAAGATCAGTCAAGTTATTATAAGGATATTTATAAGGCAGAGAGAGAATTAAATATGGACATTCCAAAAGGAAAGGATGGACTAACAAAATATAAATCTTCTTTAGAGCAAATGAATTCATTACTAACAAAAAGCATAGTTGAGGATTATAAAAAATGATTGAGAAAATTATGTTCTTAACCACAGAAGTTGATGTTAAAAGTAACGGAAGTTTACCGAGTTTCTTCATTAAAATAGATGTTTAGGAAGCGACTATTATGAAGAAAAAAAGCGTGTTTTTTTAAAATATTGGGTATTTTTTTCTTACTTGTTGGGTGGTACTACATATGGGAAGCTCACATTCATAATGTTGAAATCACTTTCTTTTTGGTATTAGACCGCCTGTATCTTGGGGCAACAATAGTATTAGTCCCATTATTTGGAGATAAATTCAAATGGAAATGAGGAGATTACTGACGAGTTTCTTCATTATGTATCATAAACCAAATACACCGATCATGTTCCCTCATATCGGTCATGTGGAGTCGATTTGCTTATTGGAGAGAAAATAAGGATAAAGAAAACGGCTAAAGTCCTTGTGTAGCAAGAATTTTAGCCGTTTTCAATCCTTCAATCTGATAAATGATTAAACGTAAGGAGAGTGTGACCGATTTACATTACGCTAATCTGATTCATTACCTTGGTATGCTTTAGGTTTACATCCATAATCATGTAATACTTTTTTATGTCTAGCTAGCCTCTGAAAGTAGGAAAGGTACTGCTTTTCCAATGGATACTTCTCTTTTCTAGTGACTAATACTAGCTGATGGATGCAATGTAGTTCCTCCAATTGAAACTTTTATTTCATTAGATAATGGAACATTGTATTCATCAATAATTGTTCTCCACCATTCCCATGCTAGACCTGTGCATTCTTTGGCCAAAATTCTTATATTTTTAGAATTAGGTGGAAGTGGTATTACGGTAGAGAAATGAGCTGTTCTGTTTTTGTAGTTTCCATCCCAAGTTTTGTGGGTAAGTACCTCATTTCCATCTTCATCGTATGAAAATTCATCCCAGGATACTTCAAATTGAGCAACGTATGCACCATGATGATCAAGAATGATTTTACCTTTAGAATATTCTGTAGAGGTAGTCTCAATATAGTCTGTATTGTTATGAATAGCAGCAATTGAATTATCTTTTAAGAAAACACTGGTATATGAAATAGGGTATGCTGGATTTTTTAGACTAAATTCCGCATTATCTTTAATAATATTTCGTATTTCATCAAAGTCTTTTGTAACAACCTTGTTATGCTCTTTTGAATCTCCCCCTAATACTACAGCAGTAAAGGAGCTATCTTCAAAAATGTCTTTGTACTGTCCGCTAGCTTCTACATTGGTATTCTTGAGTAAGGCTTTAAATGCAGCTTGTACATCTTTGCTCTTAGAAGTTGTTTCTAATTTCACATAAATGGTTCTGCCATAAGCTACATTTGACACCATAACAGGAGGAGCTTCATCACTTACCCCTTTACGGGTCAGTTCCTTAAAAGAAACACTATCATCAAAGAGGTCTGATGGATTGTCTGGCAGCTCTGCATTTACCGTATAAAATATTTGCTTATACGCAGCAATCATCACTTTCTTTTCTCCGCTAGCAATAGCATTAAAGTCAATTCCCAGTGAATTGTTAAGAATTTTAGAGTTAACATTAAGAGCACTTGCTATTTGATTTTTGCTATAAACCATGGATTCTGCATATTGTAGTCTTGCAGGTAAAGTATTTGATGTTGAATACTTTTCACTCCAAGTAGATACTAATTCATCAATTGCTCCAGACACATTACCATATGTTGGGTTTTCAACGATTATTGAATTTTCTCTTTTCATCCCAGGTAAATCTATACTAATATTCAAGGGCTTTCTCTTGGCCGTTAATAAAGTAGGTTGATTTGCTACAAAAGCGTCGTTTGCAAGTTGTATTGCGCCTGGATAGGTACGATTCGCCACAGAATCAATAATAGAAATATCCACTGGTGAAGTTGTAAGTGATTTTTTCTCACGTTTAACCACTATAAATTTACCATTTGATTTAACACCTTCTGTTGGAACATAACTATTTATTTGATCACCATTTGTTGCTAAAATATCGTGAACATCATAGTTTAAGTTAGCTATTCCAGTATCAATGTCATTAGGCTGGTTTGTTTCACTAGCTACACTCGTATTAGATTTTTCAGCAAAGGAAATAAAAGGATAACTAATAATGCATAAACTTGTGCTTAAGCAAATGAGTAATTTTGTTGCTTTTAAACGGTTTAGAATTCTCAA